CACAAACTCTGTGAAGGCTGGGATAGGTCACACTGATAAGCTGCATACGAAGGGCGGGTTTGTTGCCTTTGGGATAAATGTCATTGATGGGAAAATTGAGGGGGTCAAGACTGACACTTTCAGGGACCTCACCAAACCCCGACCAACGACCGGGATTCCGTTCTGCCATGAATTCACGGGCAAAACGCTCCGCAGTCTCCTTCGTCAAACCTTGCCATTCTTTGACATCGCGGCTTTTTTCGATAGAAGCAACTGCTTCGCTGACGGCAGTGAGGAAATTGCTCTGGTTTTCTTCCTGATTCCGTCTGGTTTCGTCCACGAGCTGCTCAAAGAGCGCTGCATCGCGCAGATACTTGGCGGCAATGGGAGCCGATACCTCGGCAGAATCCGGAATAGTCACTGCAGTGTTGAGGTATTCTCTGATATCCTTTTCGTCCTGCAACCTCTCGCAGAACTCCGAAAGCGCATCGAGTTCATCCAGAGAAAACTCGATTTTCGCGCTCGGCTGCTTCGCGGTTTTGGTGATAATGATGCCTGTGTTGATTTTTTGGATTTTCATAATATTCTCCTTTTTGTGTTAGTATCTTCCGAAAAGAATCCTGCCGATAATCGCAATGTCTTCGTGCTCGGTGGAAGGTTCGTGTTTTGCGTTGTAGACAATCATTCGCAGCATGGTCTGTCTGAACCAGAAAATATCATCTGCACGAATGTCGTTGTAGCATGCTTTTTTGTACAAAAGCCGATTCTCGTAAAACTCTCGAAGGGTGATGGCTTCCTGCTCGCCTTTGATAAGCTGATACTTTGGCTGTGGGTCAGACGACGGAATTTCCTGAAATACGATTTCTCCGGCATCTTTTCCTGCGAAAATATCGGCAAGATATGCGACCTTTCGAGCCTCATTCCAGGCGTAACGGCTCTGATAGCCAGGCGTCATGTCAACATCATAGAAGTACAGAAAACCCAGCAAAAATCGAACCGTGTGATTGTAGTTGCTGACCGGAAGCGGCTTGTAAGGGTTCGGCTTTCCGTAAACGGAACCAATGTCTTTGTATCCGTATTCCGGTCTCATATCGAGCCACGCATAGCAGCGGTATTCGGTAGATTCGAACATCTGCACGACATATATCTTTCCGCCGTCAAGTATGTCTCTGACAAAGCCATGCTGGTTCCCCGGAAGACTAACGCTTTCATCGATGCCGAACCGATACGCGGGACTACCGGCACTTTTTGCGATGATTTGTGCCCGTACAAAGTACGGATTGTCGCATGAATGACAAGTACAAGTGGTACTGGTTGCTTTGTTCGCCATTTTCAAATACACTCCTTTTTTGAACGCAAAAAGGCGGACCTCCCAGAATCAGGAAGCCCGCCTTAAAGCAGAATTGTAAATTGTACGAACGCAAATAGCGTCCCTGTGGATAGTATCTATCGTACGAATACTATTCTATGCCGTTCGCACAAAAGGTCAAGAAAAAGAGTTTGTGCAAAAAGCGTTAATGGTTCTTGAGTTTGAAAGCGGGGCGAACGCCACCAGAGGAAGAAGCGCTGCCGCAGTCCGCGCCACCGATGCTGCTGCCATCGGAGAAGCCAGAAACGGATTCTCTGACCTTGTTCATCAGCCAGTACCACTGCAAGTTCTCATTCTTACTGCCATCGAACGCCATACGGTTTCTACGTTTCTTCATAGGCTTCCACTGCTTCACATACGGGCTTTCATACTCACCGTGGTAGTTCTCTCCGAGAATCTCTTTCTCAGTCGGCAGACGGAGCAGGTCACCGTTGTCGAACGGAACCATGAGTGCTTTGAGGTCTGCCGGGAAGCGGTCAAGGATTTCACCATTCAGCTTCTTACGCAGGTCGGACGCTTCATAGCCACCCTCATTGGTACAAGTTTCATTCATCGGGTACTCTTTAGCCAGACAATCAACCAGGCAGAAAATCATGCCGTCCTCTTCCTGCTGCACTGCCATAGCCTGTGCCTTCACACCGTCCGTGAGTTTGACTTTGATAATATCTCCAACCTTAAAAGTATCAACGTCAGACTTAATCATTCTTTTTACTTTCATTGTGTTTTCCTCCATTTTTGCGGTCTTAGACAGCAGCCATCAGATTCTTGCAGACGCTTTCCCAGCAAGAAGGGTCCGCGCTGAACGCATCCGGATGTTGCCGGGCCTGAACCAGATATGCCACAAAAGGTTCGGCAAACTCCTTGGCGAACGAATCCCAGATTCCAGACTGTTCCAGAACCTTGGCAAACCGCTCTTCCCATCCGGTGGGGTTTGCAAGGTAGTCAACGACAACAGAATCATCGAATTTCTCCAGAAGCTTCAACATCACGTCGAGCGAAGTGGTATCGTTGTTCCGGTCATAAACATACTGCTTGATGGCGTTGTCGTATGTCATGGACTGAAACCTCTTGTCCTTCATCACCTCGGCGGAGGGAGTGTAGTTCTTCTCGATGTATGCGAGAAACTTTTCTCTCATTTCAGCCGTGACCCAGTTAGAATTAGCCTGCTTATAATCGTCAAAGAGCAGAGCAAACTCAACAGACTTGCAGTAGGTCTCTTTGTGGTCAACGATGAACGCCATGAACTCGAGACCATTCTTAATGCTGAAATGGTTCACGCCCATAGCCAGAGGGAAAGAGAAGGAGCTCTGCGCGTAGAGGGCTTCGACATAATGTTCTCCCTTAGCCAAAGGAACGCGCACAAAGCGCCAAAAAGTAGTGTTTCCGAAAGTGTTGGTGACAGCACCTTCCAGAACGGTATCCGAGTCATTTGCGATATAGGAATCGAAGATTTCCTTTGTGATAGTTTTGTAGTGCATATAAACCTCCTATGGGTTAGACCTTTTTCTTCAGAACGACGTAATGGAAGCCGACAAGCTGCTTTGGCACATCAACGGAGGACTCGTCGTCTGGGTCGTAATAACCCGTCTCGACCGAAAGCCCCATAGCTTCCATGCCGCTCGCAACCACCTCAAGCTCCTGTTTGTTGCGGGAAACGATAGTGTTTTCCACGAACTTCACAGTGTTCTCAGATTTGGATGCAAGGCGCTTGCCGTAAACGATATAATCGAAATTTTGAAGAAAAATTCCGGAAGAAAGGTCACTGAGTTGCTTTTCGGTGATGGCTTTCTGACGATTCAGATAATCGTCATTCATGGATTTAACGCACGTTACATCTTCATCGACCCAAAGGATGCGTTTTGATTCATCCCCGTCAGCACGAATTCCGTCAGCAATGATGGCAAGAGGCTGGTCAGTCTCCATATCATCATCACCGGCGTAAAGATGACCCATTACGATGTCGTTGGTATCGTTCGGCAGCTCGAGGCGGAACCAAGAACAGTGGCGATGGCTTTTAACATTATCGGTCGTAAGCCAAATGCCGGGATAGGACTCTTTGGTTTCTTCACCAAGAGAAAATTCCGCATTGGCACTGTCTGCGCCAAGAACTGTTGATACGGTAAGAGAAATAGGCGGCTTCTCGTCTTTCGGTCAGAACACCTCGATAACTTTCTCGATAGGGACGACGACAGATACGGGTTTTCCGCTGAAATTAGAAGAAAGTTTCAGTTCCATGTTAATGTACTCCTTGTTATAATTGGTTGTTTTTAGATATCGACGTAGTAGTATCCCGTCAGAGAATCTACCTCACCGCTGCGTTTGTCTTCCTCAGGGTCGAAATATCCGGTACTCAGGGTTGAAATATCCGGTAACGGCATCGAAACCCATTGAATCCAACATATCCGCAATGCGATTTACAGTAGTTTCGTCCTTTGAGACAATCATGGATTTGTCATACTTTACATAGCCGTGCGTGGCTTCCTCCAAACGCGTTCCGAAATCGGCGTAGCTGAACGGTTGGTCAAACTGTTTCTCAGTGGCGGCAAACAGCTTATACTTATTTTCACCCTCGGACTCTTCACAGAAATCCTGAACGCTGACGGTTCTTTTGTTCGCGAAAACGATTCGCGGAGAATCGTCATCAGCTGCCCGATAGCCGTCCACAATGCGAAGCAGCCAATCATCGCTTTCCGTTTCGTTGTTACCGGAATACAGGTATCCGGTCACGAATGGATTCAGCGTGTTCGGAGCTTCAAGAGAACACCAGAGTGCCTCTGTGTCAAACTTTTCGTTTCGACTTTCAAGGTCAACACTCAGGTAGTTCTCCTCCTTCTCATCGCAAATCGTCATGGCGGCAAGGATGGTCTCATCCTTAACCTTGGCAGACATTTCGATGCGGTTGGGTTTGCTGTTTTCGTCAGACCAGTATTTCTGAATCAGGTCTTCGATGGGAATGACAACCTTTTCGCCATTATTGCCTTTTAATGTGATGTCCATAATTCATTCTCCTTGTTATTTTTCGATGTAGTCGCAGATGTAGTTCAGCATACCGTTCTTTTCAAGGTCGTCGCCGATAAAGCCACTGCAGGAATCAACGACATTGCCGTCTTCGTCCGTGATGCAGTATTGCCAGCAATTTCCTGCCAGATAGTCACTGTATGCTTCGAGTTCGTTACGGATGCAGTCCTCGGCGCGGTGCATGGCTTCACAGCGGGATACGGGAGTATCGGAAATTCTCTGCTTCATGAAGTCGTTGATGTTAGCGACCGCAAAGCCGATGCAGGCAGAATCCCAAACGTCAGAGAACGGAACCGTGCAGAGTGCAATGCCACTATGCTCATAGATATAAATGGGCAGAATGGCATACTCGCCTGTTTTCGCAAGCGTCCGCTTTGTTTCGTTCAGGTAGTAGGCGCTGTCGATGATATCGCCTATCTTGCGGCGAGGACTTTTGAGACAGTAAAAAGTGGCTGCATTGCAGTCATTTTCGCGTGGGTTTTCGATGTCCGTGTCACGGCTTATTTCGAGGCACAGGTCGTCTTTGAGGGCGATTTCTCGGTAATCGTAAACGGTCATTTAGAATCTTCCTTTCTGATAAATGCAAAAAGGCGGACCTCCCAAAAATCGGGAAGTCCACCTTAAAGCAGAATTGTGAATTGTACGAACGCAAGACGCGTTAAAGTAGATGATATCTATCGTACAGTTACTATTCTATGCCATTCGCACAGTATAGCAAATAAAAAATGCCGCCCATCCTTGGATGAGCGGCGAAGAGCTATATTTTAGATATGGAAAACAGTCCACTCGCGGTTGGGATAATCGTCGCAGAAGCTTGCGAAGGCGAGCGGCGCACCGTTGTCTTGGCTGTCCTTGTTAGAGTGTACGAAGACATTGTAGTCTTCCATGTTCTCTACGTCATCAGCCGTGGCATCTTCGTCGAAGACATCGTTGACGCTTTCCGCAATCAGCTCTTTCATTTCTCCGAATGCCTCGTCGAAGGTGTCGTAGAAACCCGTGAGCTCGATGCTCTCGTACTCCTCGTAAGAAAGAAGAAAGAAGGGCTTGTCAGTCGTGACCTCAAAAACAGCCCACTCGACACTCTCTTGGTCATCCCCCTTCCAGAAGTCATAGGAACCATGTACTCTGGGCTCGCTGTTGTCAGCAGGGCGGTTTTCATCGAAATCGAAAGAAAATCTATAGCGCTCCTCATTCTCGTGTGTGATATCGGCACCGGTAAAACCTGCATGATAATTCTTGTTGATGCGCTGTGCCATGCTGTCCTTTACTGCGGAAACCGCCTCTTCCAGGGTGTCCTTCTTGCAGATTAGGTTTGTGCAATCATAGTGTTCGCTCTTAATTACGATAAACATATTGTGTTCTCCTTTTTTGTTTTTGTTTGATATGCTTTCCCCCGTCAACTACCCCTACCTAAAGGAGGGGGCTTGTAGTCCCGCAGGACTCCAATAATTCTCACTCAATGGATTTTTATAGCACGGCTCCGTCCGTACGACCAAGTATCAATGAGCTTTCACAGCAACCGTACATGGGGATGGATGCTGGTTTATTCTGCGGTCTCAATACGCCTAAACTCTGTTTCCAGTTCGTTTAGATTGTTTTCGTACTCAGCAAGATATTTGGAAGCCAAAGTGTAAACGGCAGCATGCTGCTTGTATTCTTGTACAATATCTTCTGAAAGATACTTTTCACACCAAACGGATGGCTCAGAAAGAAATCCTGCAATCATTTGGATGTCAAGTATGTTTTGGCAGCTTGCAATAAAACGTTGCTCCGGGTTTTCCAAGTCAGTGCTCATTATATGGGTCTGAAGTGCCAACGATTTGGCTTTGCCAATAAGCAACTCACTCGTAAAATCTTTGTCGCAGAGTTTTGTGATAATATATGCCATGGAAACCTTTGCAATTTTATGAATGAGTTTATTACAGTCAATTGAAGGAGAACCAAACAGGTTGCGAAAATCTGAGGACACCGAATACGTTTCCTTTTTGTCCACGATAAGCGCAAACAAACTCATGCTAGAGTGATTGAGTGCTACCGTGTCACAATCAAGTAAGGTATGACGATAAATCGGAACAAAGTATATTGCATCTACGCGATGCTCTTTGTCTGCGATTGGAATTTTGGAAAAGCGGTAGAAGACATCCTTATTTTCGGAAATTCCTTCCAGAAAAAAGCGGTTATTATCGGCAATGAAATTTTCAAACATTTCTTTTACGATAGCCATAGTTACTCTCCTCTTATTTATAAAAACTTTCGATGATTTACGGTTAGTCCTCCTAGGTGGCGGAATAAAGCTCTTTGTCCAAAAGAATATAGCCGAGAGCCTGCAGCACGGTTTCCGCTTCATCAGACGCGATGCCGTTGTCAATCAGGCACTGCTCGGCTTTCTTCAGCTTGGCTTCATTGATGCTTATTGCCATATTCACACAAGCTTCCCCTTTCTTATCGGCAGGATAAAGCTCCTTATCCAGCAAAATGTAGCCCAACAGAATGTAGCCGATAGCCTGCAACACGGTTTCTGCCTCATCAGGCTCGAGGCCGTTGTCAATCAGGCGCTGCGCGGCCTTCTTCAGCTTGGTTTCATCAATGTTTAATACGATATTCATACGAGTTCTCCTTTTTTGATTTTTTACTTGTTCAGGTTTTTATGCGTTAAGCCATTTCCGGAAAAAGTTCCGCGTTAAACAAGGTATTGTAATGGTCATAAAATGCTCCTTTTCTGTTTCGTTTACAAACAAAAAGCAGGCTCACCAAGACGGTGAGTCTGCTCATTGTTTACAGGTTGTGAATTATACGTCCGCAAAACGCGGCAATTAGATGGTATCTATCGTACAATCTTTATTGTACCCGATTCGCACACTTACGCAAGTGCAGCTAACAAAAAAGCCACCCGCAACGAGTGCGGATGGCAAATAGTATTAGTTGTTGGGGATTTCTGTGAACGACTCAATGATTCTTCAGTTTCGTTTGACAGCAGAATATCAATGTCGTTCAAGTCTCAACTACATGAACCACATACGAAACAGGCCCACAGAGATTTGGGTCATTTTCGAAATAGCCTTCCTGTTCGCATTCGTAGCTGATGCTCAGAATACCTTCTACGCGCTTCTCAACCAAGTCGGGAATGGACAGTGCAATCGCGTCATGCGTGATATTCCCAACATATGTTTTGAACGCGGCGACTGCATCGGAAAAATTGTCGCGGCAAATATCAGCCGTCACAGTAAAGTTTAGATTCAGCTGAGTGTCACCAGAAAAGATATTGTAGGCAAAAACTACATCTGCGGAAAGCTTATAAATATTTTTTTCCATAACATTTTCTCCGTTTGTCAAGTCAGACCAAGTGTCATCGCATTGATGGTCATGACCAGTTCTTCGATTTTCTAAAAATTGGGTTCCCCTTTTTCTCGTCATTTGACAGGCTGCATATCTTCGAGCTCAGCACTAAACCGAAATGGCCGCGTACTTTTATCGTGATTTTTCCACGTGACCACATAATCTTTGTCGTACTGCTCTTCAAGTGGCTTTTCGTACATTGCGTCGCGGACGAGAATCTGCAGACCGCCATCCGTAGTGACTGAAATTATATCTACTTCATCAAGCATGTGAGGCAAGATATCGTCGACATTTTCTTCGTCACAGATAATGTCGTACCGTGTCCCGCGTCCCAGACAAACGTTCTGGTCATAAGCGTTTGTGACGTAGATGTACATCTTTTGGTCGTAGCGCGTTAACGAAAAGATTTCGCAAAGTTTCATGTTGCACCCTTCAATCTACTAAGTGGCCATTTTTAGCGAATTGCTTGAACGCATCATCCAACTGCATATTAAAACGCTCGCCGATGTCAGCGTCCTTGAATTTACGGATTTTGGCGAGAGCTTTGGCGTAATTGATGTCATGCCCCTCTCCATAGTGCCACAAAGCGGGATGACTTCCATGCCAATCCATAGAGCCGTTGTTGAATTCCATACACTCGTGCAAAGGAAAATCACTCGTATTATGCACGATATTAAAGCAGCTTAAATAACTGCTGCCATAGGAAAAACCGGTCGAATTGCGCATCGTAAAAGTACTATTCACCGGCACATAACAATTAACTGAGTTATAGCCTCGTTCCCCGTCTTGATTCCAAGTTTCGATGGTAATAAGTACGCCGGAATTCAGATTTGCCCATACATCAAAGATATTGTCTTTATCAATGTCTTCTTTGTATTCATGTGTAAAACCGAGCTCCTGTAAAATACGAGTCAGTTCCTCATACGGAACAGCCTCTACTTTACCAGTTTTTTCGTTGTATTCCTCGTAGAAATCATAAGGAACATTCTTCATCGTGGCGAGAATGCAGTTTTCTCTGTTTTCAAAGGAAACCACTTTGCCATATCCTACATGAAGACTTTTCCAGTTTTTGATGATAATAACCTTCCCATATTCGTTATAGGAAATGAGCTTGCCATTTTTTTTGGACCTCTGGATACGGTAGACTTTATCTGCGCTGATTCCGCTCAGGTCAATAGTATCGTTCATATTCATAATTTTTACCTCATTTCATTTTTTGTCAGGTCGAAGATACAACCGTTTGAATTTTTTCAGCAATCATAGCGGCCATACGCTTTGCTTCTTTTTCTGCACATGCGTCCCAGACCTCAAAATACTGGTAGCCATAGTAGCGACCCTTATTTTCGGAATCACTTCCGCTTTGATGGAACCAGATAGCAGAGCCTTTTTTGTCTTGCATTGCCTGCCGCACAGCGACCACGAAGTCCGTTGCATCAGCATCCCAGAAGGGCCGCTCGTAATTGAACTCAATGCCCCAACCGTGGCAAGAATCTGGCTTATGAATTCTAATAGGAGAAATAGCTGTCATTTTAAATTCATTCCTTTCGCAAAAACAGTGGTCATCTCTGACGAGATGGTCGCAATGTAACTATATTATAAAGATGATTGCTCATCAAATGCATAACGGAGTTCGCAGCAACCGAAGTTGCCGTTCACCAAGGCTAATCAACCGGGCTTACGGGTTGCCCCGCAAGCCCCGTCTATAACCGGCAGCCGGTTTAGGCGAGGTTGTTGACATCTGTTATTCCTCCCTGCCGTAATCCTTTGTTGTAATGTCTTTGATACTGGTCGTAAACAGTGCTCCTTTCTGATTAAAACAAAAGGCAGGCCCACCAAAGAGATGAGTCTGCTCAACGTTTTCAGATTGTGAATTGTACGGCAAAATACTTGCTAAGTAGAATGGTATCTATCGTACAATTCTCATTGTATGCAGTTCGCACAGCTTAGCAAGAGCAAAAGAAAAAGGCTGCCTACCTTGCGGTAAACAGCCTTGAGTAGTATTTGCAGTCTTAGGTTTTAAATCATTTGAGTCGCATTGCCCGTAACCCACAGGTCGCGCATGAATAGAGGTCGTTTTCGTCGGATGCATGAGTTGCTTCGTCGCATTCACTCTTGAGTACAGACTCGAAGCATCCCTCGTCATCAACAACCCAAGTCTGGGTGACATGTACGGTTGTGATGAATCTGACGCTGCCACAGCGCGGACAAGGCTTGATTTTCATTCGGCATCCTCCTCTTCAATCGGGAAAGCATACCAGTAGGTATGCAGTGCCAAAGATTCCGTTTGCAGGTTGTGAATTGTACGGCAGCGAGATTGCTGCTAGTAGAATGGTATCTATCGTACGATTCCTATTATATGCAATTCGCGCGAATTAGCAAGATTGTTTCTCGGCTACCTTATTCGTTTTTCTCGTTCGCCTCGAACATCGGGTTTTCATTTCGGAAAAGAGCCGCCCACTGAAATGTGTCGTGGGCGGCTTTTTTAGTTGTTAGTTTTCGAAATCTGGATTCTTCCAGACCGTTTTCTTTCCGTAATGGATATCCGAAATGTACTTGAACGGAATCTTATGCTGGTTTTCGAGAGCGGCATCGTTTTCCTCTAAAAATTCCTCAATGCGTTCCTCTTCACTACGCGGAGCAATGTTCCATGTATCGAGATATCCATCATACATGGCATCCAGATTGAAAATCCTGTCGACGGGATACTTGACAGAGTCAATTTCTCCGTTGACGTCCAAGCCAAGGTGGACGTTCTTATAGTTCTTGATGCTGTCTATCAAGGATTTGAATTTCCATTCAGGAGTATCGGGATTGCTGTACTTTCTCATGTACTCTTCCGTCAACTTCTCCGTCAAGGCCAAAGTAATCCAGAACTGGAGCCTGGAATACTTAGGGCTCGCTTTCTTGATTCTATTCATAGTCCGTTCAGCCCAGCCGGTGGGATTAGCAAGATAATTCACTACCAGTTCATCGGCATTTGTGGATGTCAGGCCAAAGCAAGACCCATTTCCAATCTCATCGACAATGCTGTCAATAGGGCTGCGATAATTCTTATGCCCTTTTATTATGCGACAGAAAGCGTTCTGTCGTGCTATCTTGTCGTAATAACTGCCCTTGAGAATTTTCTTCTTGTCTTCTTCCGTCACATTCTCTCGGAACATATCGAACAGCTTCTGTGCCATTTCCTCTATGACAGAATCCGAGGTAAAAGAAGAACGGCAGAAAATCATTTTGAAGTCCCATGTTTCATTGACGGTTTTGGCATTGTCGACAACGAGGCAAAGGAAGCGTATCTCCTGACTGAATGTTACGGGTTTATTTTCCCAGATTCCGCAAAACCGCTGCCCGTACAGAGCATCTACCTTGTGCTCACCATAGGCAAGCGGTATGCGCATAAAACGGTAGTAGTGCTCGGACAGCTCACCTGAATCAAGAATGATATTGCCTTCGAACGAAGGAGCGCCGAACTCGAGGGACTTTTTGAATCCCTCGCGATTGATATTGTTTGCCATGATATTTTTCTCCCCAAATACTTACTTCGTTAAGCCCTCGAATTTCGGATTTTTCCAGAGCACATTCTTCATATCCGAAGTATAGATTTCTCGGATATATTTCACCGGAATACGGGTTGCGAACTCGATATTGTGTTTTGCCAAGAAGTTCTCGACCTTCTGTTTCTTAGAAGGACGCTTCTTAGCTACAAAAGTGCGGAGTGCCTCTTCGATGACAAGTGTATAGCTGGTCAAGTCACTTTCTACCGGATATTCCAGAGAAATTGTGTCTCCGTCAATTTCAATAAGAAGCTGAACATAATCGTAACCAGAAACGGAATGATACAGATTCTTGTAGTATTCTTCTTTTGTTCCGGGTACGCTATAAGAAGCAACCAGCTTCTGTGCAAGTCTTTCGGAATTCAAAATATCCGCACCCAAGGAAGAACTGAAAGGGTTGATTTCAATGCTTGGCAGCTGCTTATCGGCCTCGTGAATTGAGCGTTCTGCCCATCCGGTAGGGTTGGCAAGATAGTCTACCAAGAACTTGTTGTATTTTGAGTGCCATGGTTGAATACTTCTAAATATGAAGCAAACGATGACGCCGTACAATTCATAGGGATTGTCATAATCCGGGTTGCCCTTGACTGCACGATAGAAGGCGATTTTATTTCCTTCGTAACGGCAGGACAAGGACACATCTTCTTTAGCCACTGGATTCATTTTGACAAGCTCATCGTAGAGCGCTTTCCCCATCGCACGAATTGCATCGGTGTCGTCACAATCCTTATCGAAAAACATGTTGGAAAAAACTTTGCTGTAGAAATGAACATCAGAAGAATCCACAACAAATCCAAGATAAGTTTCTTGCGTGTCCGGCGCAGACTTGTATTGGCAGCTCAACACATCTACCTTGTGTTCACCCTGCGTTAGCGGAGTAATATAGAATGTATAGGGGCCTTTACTGATTTTTCCTTCCGAGACAACGATTCCTTCAAATTTTGAAGCACCGGTTTTGAGAAGATTTTTGAAATCTTTGATAGTGATGTTGTTCATGGTGAACTCCTTTTCTGTTGCTTTTTTTGCTATTTTTCATTCCAGAACGTCTGGCTCCCATAACAGACTGCTTTTACACAGTTAACAGAAATTTTGTCATTCTGTCGACATAATGCCGTGCCATGCGTTCGATAATCACGGCATCTCGGCCTACGCTTGCGCTGAATGCTGGGTGTTTGCCTTCGATATAGAACTTATCAATCATATCGATAGCATAATCTGCCCAGTTTTCAGGAGATTCCAGATAATGAATGAAGATGTCGAAACATGGCCGAGTATCCGATGCTCGCGGCATAGGTGCCTGAACAACCTCTGCCAGATATGTCAGAGCACTATTATAATTGTCATTCCCGCAGATAGCCCGCTGGAAGGCCATCTTTTGCGCGTTAGCAATATAGCAAGGGCTGCTTTTATCCGCCTCCGTTACAGGATTCATTTCACAAAGCTTTTCGTACAACAGCTGAGCCATTTTCAGATAAGTTTCCTTGTCTGCGCTCCCAGAATAATCATCCAGAAACAGGTTGGCGTAATTGTGCGAATAGAAAGCTACATCACCTGCTTTAGAAACAAGGCCGAGATAAATAAGCTCCTTTCGATAATTTGGCAGTCCGTTGCGCCGGAACTTCTGTCCGTACAAAGCACATACCTTTTCACTGATTGGCATTTTCACGAAATGATAATGCCCTTTGTTCTTTCCGGAATTAGAAATGATGTCGCCATCAATAATCTGAGTTCCGGTTTTGAGAAAAATACTGAAATTCTTTTTGGTAATCTTGCTGATAGTCATATTACATTTTCCTTTCTCGGTTTGTAATACAAAAAAGCAGACCCATCCATAAAGGATAAGTCTGCTCAATGCTTACAGGTTGTGAATCGTACGGCAGCGAAAGTGCTGCATAAGTTGGTATCTATCGTACAGTTACTATTCTATGCCATTCGCACAGTATAGCAAATAAAAAAATGCCGCTCATCCGAAGATGAACGGCAAAAATGTTATTGGGTTTGATTCAGAAGTTGACTGAGCCAAGTTGGTCGATATATTCCAATAGGAAGAAGCTGCCCATTGCGATATTCCGCGACAAGTACAAATCCATTGTCATTATCGAAGAACTTGGCTTCATCGCAGTATGGCAAAATTTTGAGGACATCCTCGAAACGGTGAGAAAAGCGGGCGTTAACATCCTTAGTGGGAATATCATGCCCCCCACGCTCTACACGGTTCCGAATTCGTCGAATACTTTCTTCGGCGGTATCAAGACCGACATAATACAGACGAATATAATATCCAGCCTCTTTTGCACGTTTGCAAAGCTGCTTGGGATATTCACCGGAAAGCGTCGTCTCTTGTGTGAAATTCACACCGTCCTTTAAGGCACGTTCGATACGCTCAACAGCGAGTTTGCCGCCTTCGTATTCGTCACCGCCACACTGAATGGTAAGTTTGTCGGGGTCAACCACAATGCCGAAATCGGTACGCTCAGAACGCAAAGAACCGGTTAAGCTGGTTTTTCCTGTGCCGTTCACGCCGCCAATCAGAGTATAAATTTTCATGGTATCACCTCTTTGCTATTATACCACATTTTGCGACAAGCGGCAATCGTTTTGCTTTTCAGGTAGTAAGCCGTTAAAAGCATATTCTACAATTCCTTGCTTGTAGTAGTTTTCGTATTTTTTTGACACACTTCCACGATTAAAATTGTGGGATTCTAGGTTTTCATAGCTGCAATTTTTTAAATGAAATATGCTGTAAATATTTGTGGTTAATATTCAGCCAGTTCGTTTCTTACTTTCATTAAAATGATGCCGAGATTGTTTGCACCCGAACCATTAACTGTTCCCCAAACTTTATCTCCCCAAGTATTACCTTCTTCTAAGTACGCATTACCTGTAGCAATTAACTTTTGAGCAAGTTCCGGATTCTGTACAAACTTTGCTCTGACGATTTCTTCCATAATTTTTATTTTTACAGATTCCCAGTCCTTTCTGAGAGTAACTTTCCTACCACGTTTCTTTGCTTCTGACGGATTTAATTTTGTAAACTGTATTCTTTCAGAATCACTCACACATTTTTGAGCCTGAAAAACAGCTTCACTGTTGGTGTAAGTAAGATTTTTATATGTTACTGAACACTCAAAAAAATTGCTGAGAAAGAAATAATCTCCTCGAAAACTGTCAATTGTTTTGTTCATAGGTATAGGCAAGGAGACCCGCGACTTAGGTCGTGGGAGGAATTGCCCGTTCACATCCTTTCTTTGAAAAAATAAGATATATTTTGTATGGTAACAAAACCATAGCGACCATGAAGGCACCGCTACGAATAACTGTGCTTTTTTAAACTATATTGAAATCTGCAATTTGAATGGCGTCTTCAAACTCTTGTGATGCTTCGTCGAGACCGTCTAAGTCGATGTTTTCAACCTGCCAGACATAGACGGGACGCAGCGTGCAGTTGGAACCGGGTACTACGCCGTAGCCCGTATTGTATTTAAAATCCACACATTCCCAACTATCGAGATACTCCTCGCCGTTCCAACCATTGGCGGCGTAGTAGTGACCGTTAAGAAGAAAGACGGGGATGTGAGATTCAAAGAAGAATCCGGCACTTTTAATTGGACCAGTCATAAATTAGGGCAAGGAGACCCGCGACTTTTTAGTCGTGGGAGGAATTGCCCATTCACTTCCTTTCGATTAAGTAATTTGTTGCAGGTTCTAATAGCTGCAATTTTTTAAATGAAATGCTATTCGTAATGGTTACGTGATGTGTTGTCTTAAAGCGTGCAGTTAGGATTAACGCCAAACGGTAACTATCTATTCGCTTATGACGGGGCGCAACTTAATGCGCATAGGGTAGTCAACATATCTTTGCGGACACTTCTAATTCGTAGACTCGCAGATGCAAGCCCGCGACTTTAGTCGTGGGTTATTGACATATAGCAGTGATGGTTTGGCTATCATCAGCTTTAACGCGTACTTGTTTCATCGAGCAGTCTTCACATCCAACAAATGGCCATCATCGGGCTTATTGAGCCAGTCACACCAGCTCAGGTTGTCGGAAGGAAAGTCTTTTGCGTTGCTGTGAATGTCATTTAAGAAGACAGCAAGGCGCAGTTTGTCGAGGTCGCGAATTGCATCCAAACGAGTTTTGACGACACCGTTTGCCACATCTCGTGCGTAGAGCGCATCGCTGAGCTTCCAGAGCTCATCGTTTTCGTCGTTCGGGTCGGACTTTGGGAGCTTGATGTTATCGGCTTCGACTTTTGCACGAATCGATGCCTCTGCTTCTTCAAAGGTATCAAAGACTTCACGCTCAGCAGAAAATTCTTCGGTCTCGAATTGCGCTTCTGCAAGCAGAGCCCAACGTTCACTTTCAGATGTGGTGTTATCCAGTAAGCCGTCGTAGGAATCTTCCAACTGGTGCAGTTCGCTTGGCGTCAGGTCTTCCGCAGGGTCGACTACGCCGTGAACTGCAAAGTAGTTGTCAGGAGTTTCGAAGATATCGTAGAGTTCGAACTTGGTTTCACCAACCTGACGACGCCACTGACAGGTATCGGGGTCAGTGCAAATCCAAGTTTTAGCTTCTACTGCTGCAACATTTAATGCGGCTGCGAGAGCATTGAGTGCTGCAGATACTGCAAAATCCTCGCAGAAAATCGGAGCACAAGAGCCGGATGTTTTTGCATATTCATCGAGTAAATATGTTTCGCTGAGTGCCGTCACTTCTTTGGCAAAGTTGTTTTTGTTTACGATAAACAAGTGCTTATTTGGAAGGGTCATCAAGGTGATATAGGCGTTTTCACCGTCATCACTCCACTTGAAATCCCATCCTTGCTTTTCACAAATTTCTTGAAATTGCGGCAGATACATCTGTCAGTCCTCCTCGATATTTTTTGTATTGGTAAGTTCATACACGCACAACGCGGCATCCCCGTAACTAAAAAACGGGATATCGTAAATTGTGCGTACATGCTTGTCAGAGCGCATGTGAAACAGCGCCATTGCCATGCGGTAGGAAAGTGGTTGCCGTTCGTCCTTGATACTTGGATATTTTACTGCAAGCATCTCGAACTCCAAGGAATCGAGCTCTTCCGGATTTGCCATAATGCAGCAAACTGCGTAGGGTCTATCTGTCATTTCCGTTTCTTTGACATACAAGACTTCGCTGTAAGCAGCTCTCACCTGTCGATAGTAAACCGGCTTGCAAGGAAAGAGTTTATACCATTGCGTAACAGTGCTTTCTGCTTTACGGAGCTCGGCATACAATGTGGATAAAGAATTGCTGAAACGCTTACCAGCGTTCAAGCACTCTTCCATGGACCGTTCGCTGTGGAAAATTTCGTATATGCTATCTGCATAGGATTGAATGTCACGGGATAGCAGGCCACTTGCAGCTCCAATTTCATCAATAAAATTTTCCCGATTGATATGGAAGCTATAGGTGTCCCCTTTCTCATTTTCTTTGCAGATGAAGACGGTAGAACCAGTATCTGTCGTTGTCCAGCCGTGCTTGTGACAGATGTCACGAAATTGTGTGCAGAACATGTACAATTCACCTCATTTCTAAGCTTATGGGATTTGTTGGTTAGATACCAAGGTACTGAGCGGCGGTTTCGGTATCGCAGAAGCACAGAAGTTCCTGACCATACCGGAAACCGTCGAATCCATCACTGTAGGAGTAGTCGATACGGCCTTTGCGGTCGCGTTTGACCAGCTTTTTGAAAGCATCTTCCAGAGTGGTCTTGCCGCTGTTTACAGCTTCGGTAACCATGTCGTTGAGTTCATCGCTCATGTCGATACCAGTCGGGTCAGGATACATCATGCTACGGGCGTAACCACGGAAATCGGATATGTCCATAAAGAAATCTTCGTCAACTTCTGTACGGATGGGTGTATTCAGCTTAATCATTTCATTTTCTCTCCTTTGTGTTTTGCAAACAAAAAAGCAGACCCACTCGAAGATGAGTCTGCTTAGATGAATGCAGAATTATGAACGATTGTACGAAAAGCACAAGGCTCTTTCGATATGAATGTTATCTATCGTACAATGTTCATTATACTTGGTTCGCATGTTCATGCAAGGTGGAAATCAGATTTTCTCAACTTCATCCACGCCATACAAAACATTCAGGCCAGAGCCGTTGTCCCAGAGCATGATGAGGCTGCCGATTCCATCGACACCAACAACTGTGCCTTCCGTGCCAACAGGGGGAGCCTGCAGGTCATTCATTTTTACAAGACGAACACGCGTCCCATTGGGGTATCCGCTGCGAAGCATTTCGACAGTTTCTTTAGTCGGTAATGTCATTGTTCTTTCTCCTTTTTCTCGGTCTGCGTCACGATACCTTCGCGGCGGTCGTTAATCAGGGCTTTGAGCAGTGCAATGTACTGAAAGAGGTCCTTTTCGTCCGTCACGCCGCAGAGCGAGAAGCTCTCGTAAGGAACATTTTCATTGTGGCCCAGCATCCAGCTATCGAGTCCCAGTGTTTTGTAGATGTACTCATAGCATCTGCTGTGCTGGAAATAGTCCCCATTTTCCTTTGCGTTGTCTGGGGCGATTGTCTTGGCTTTTGCGATAGCATCCATAAAGAACGGAATATTGCCGGATTTCCATTTGTTGAAGGTGTGGTTATGGTCATTTTGGAAGAATGCGCAAAGCGGCCACTTCTCACAGACTTCTTTCTGAGGCATCATGACGATGCCGAGAAGTTGATACTGTTCCCAGTAGAGAAAGCAATATGTGAACATGGCTTTCAGCCAGTAGCGATTTGCCATGTCTGCGAGGTTCTCCATCTGCATATTGCGCTGGCTGTACGGAACTTTCTTGTCGCAGTAATAGCGGGCGCGTACAGAAGGAATCTGGTAGAAGTAATCTTCCAAATCTTTCTGTACTTTTGCAGGAATCATGCGACTTTCCACATAAGCCATCGCAGTTTTTAAGGCTTCGCCACGGTCTTTGACCCAAGCAAAGCCGATATATGCTTTATTGCTCATCAAAGAAACCTCCGTTTTTAGTCACTACTATTTGTGTGTGCCAAAATAGACTGCCAAATGAGTTTGGCAAGAGTTTCCGGCGTGTTGAAGCGACTCACAGATGCACCTTTCCAAGTTCCGGTGCTGCCGTTGATGCCATTGCGCAGCTTGATGCCGCTGCCGTTCTTCTCTTTCCAGTCGTGCAGGTTGACAGAGTAGTCGTCCAGAAGGAAGAATGTTTTGTCGATGTGGGGACGCTTCAGGCGTCTGGCGGCGGTAGCTGCCTTGCTTTCTCCGCACGGAACGAAGATGCGGTGTGCCGCGTCAACTTCCGGCAGGTACACATTCAACCAATCGTTTTTTTCGCCTACCGAGCAGGGGTTCTCCGGCATGAAAGCCGAAAGGACATAGATGTCCAGTTCGGGACGCGTGTTGCAGAGGATTCTTGCCGCATCCACCACCGTCTGATACGGCGGAAGGTCACGGAAATAATTCTCCTGCAGCAAGTCCTCAAAACAGGCAGCCTGCTTCCAAGCAGCAAGGGTGCCGTCCATGTCGATAAACAGGCGAGCCGTAATGATGTTATCGGTCATAGTAAACCTCCTTATGTATGAGTGGTAATGAAGTTCTCGTCCAGAACGAAGAAGCTGTTGTCTTGAACCGTATCAGCAACATACCAGAGTTTATCTGCAACATTGTACAGATAACCATAGGTGATGTTTTCCTCTTCGAGGATGTTCAGGAACAGAGTTTCAGCGTTTTTTAGTCAGGGTCTTCTCTGTCGGAGAACATAGAGCGGATGGTATCGATTGCTTCATCAGCGGTTTCTGCTTCGACGTAGAACGCGACAGGAACTTTGCATTTGATTTCGTACATTTTTCTCATAGGTACTTCCTTTCCTGTAAACAAAAAAGCAGGCTCATCAAATGACGAGTCTGCTTTGCTTACAAACAAAACTGTAAATTGTACGACCGAAATAGGCATAGAATGTTATCTATCGTACAATACCTATTCTACCCGGTTCGCACAACTTGGCAACTGTTCATTTTGCGTGGTGCAGTGTTTTTTCGCTGCGGCGCACAATTGCTTGATGTCAGCGGCGGAGTATCCAAAGTCGAAATACGCCATCGGCAGCTTCTTGTCATCGTGCTGCCACTCGCTGCGCAGAGCAATCCTGTCTTCATCAGCGTAAACGAACATGTCCGGAAATTTCGTTACAATCTCATGTAGCGCATCATCGCCGGTGTCGCTGAAGATATACCTGTCTGTGGTGTTTGCCATCAGTCTTACAATTTGTTGCAAATCATCCGGTGAAAACGAATAAGTCTTGCAAGTGTTTAGACAGTTCGCCAGCAGCGTTTCAGTATCAATTTTCAGACAACACATATGGATTTTCCTTTCGGTGCTTGGCTTCTACATTTCCAAATATACTCATTTCGCACGAATTGACAACAAAAAAGAGCCCAGCATTTCTGCAAGGCTCAAATGGAACGAATCGTGTGTCAGCACAATTCATTCTGATAGCAAGCCATCCTCGTGGAGGATGTCAAAAACCTGCTACCCGTCGCTTCAGGATGACCCTGATTGACTACTCCTCTGCACCGGGAGTGAAGTCCAACGCCGATTCTCAGACAAGAATCACCGATATGGCGTTATACGAGCTCGGTATATCACCTAGGTTATGTATTCCCTGTTGGTGCCCTCGTACTGGCGCAATGAGTGCTCACTGTATAAGTACAGCTTCTTTCTACAGCCAGAAAATTCTGGTGCAGGACGTCCCATTGCCGACTGTCCTGACTTTTGAGATATAGCCTCATATTGCAATCCATCGTTTTGATAGAGCTGGTGTGACCCGATGGTGGATATTCAGTCACGCTCTACGTTGCCGTTAACCCAAGCAATCTCGGAACACCTTTTTTAGTACCTGTATCGTTCAGGAGGCAAGTGCTGCCTAAGGGGTGGTGCGGTTAGACGCGACCGAGGCTCTTGCACCCCACGATGCGCCCTTCCGCGTCGCGGATAGGCTCATTGGGGATGAAGACGTCGGTACGGTCCTTGCACCGTGCGGCGACGAGGCTGCTCACGATGAGCAGAGTGTCGTCGCACTGGGCGGGAAGGTTCTGCACCTCGCCGTAGACGGTGGTCGTCAGCGGGATAGTGGTCCCGTTGAAGTCCACCGAGCCAGCATCGGCAGTCGCTGCGGAGACGCGAGCGACTATGCCGGAAGGCTCGATGGTGATGCCGGCCACGGTCACGCTATGCGGGGTCAAGTTGCGGATGTACATGTGGGACCTCCTTCGTTGTCTGCAAAACAAAAAGCAGACACGTCAAAAGGCGTGTCTGCTTGAAGTTAAGCAGGTTGAGAAACGGTTGGTGGTAGATATGGTATCTATCGTATGTATACCATTATACTTCATCCGCATACGAATGCAAGGCCTTTTTGAAATTATTTTTTTGTTTCCTCAAAGATGGGGTTTTCCCAAAGAACTTTGCGCCCGCTTTCAATGCGAGAAACAGCCTTCATGGGAATATCAGACCGGTATTTACTGTAGTCAGCGCAGTTCGCCGCAAGAAATTCTTCCACCTCATCGCTGAGCTTGCGCGGTGCAATAGCCCATGCAGAAATGACCTTATTCTTAATCATTCCAGAAGTAATCAGGTCGGAAACAGGATATTGCACCTGCATTTCTTTTCCATTGGCTTCAATAACGAGCCGAATGTTTTTTGCTTTTGCAGCCGCAGCAAACAAACTACGGCACTCACTTTCCCAACAATGTGGCTTAGACTGGAACTCCAGCATCCTTGATTTGGTAAGATGTTGGACGGCAACGAATTTTTTCCCGATGCTTTCGCTGAAAGGTGTGCCATCGTGAGAAGTGAGATTCTTATCGAGGACATTGACTACCCTTTCCGCCCATCCGGTAGGATTAGCGAAAAACTCGATGGTCGCGGTGTCATCAATGTGCTCAAGGAATTCACGAAGGTCTTTTTCAAATGCGGTGTCTTTCTTTTGCAGGACATACTGTTTGACAGCGTTTTCATAAGCCTCGTTCTGCAATTCGGGCGTGTTCAGATAGTCAGGGTCGAGAATTGTTTTCTGCTCCAGATAATCCCACAGTGCTTTCGTCATCTCACCCATTGCGGAATGGGGACCGGTGTAAGCAGAGGTGACATCAAACAATCGCAGGAACTCATAGCTTTCAGCATAGGTCTTTTCGTGGTCCACAACATAAGCCATAAACTCAAGGTTATGCTGCTTAGAAAAATGGTCTTTGCTCATGCTGGTGGGATAGTTACTGCACATTTGCCCAAATAATGCCTCGACACTATGCTCGCCATCGGCCATCGGGACACGAATGAAACGATAATAATAACCTTTTTCATTTTCGTTCATAACGACTCCGGAAAGTATGAAATCAGTTGGGTTTTTGAGAAAATTGTGGAAATCTTCTTCATAAATTGTGTTTAAAAACATAAGGCTTAGCCCTCCTTCTCCAGCGCAAGCTGGTTTTTGATAATTTTGACTGTATTCTTAATACAAAAAGAGTGGACCTCCCAATGTGGGAAGTCCACTCTTCAAGCGAAATTGTGAAGTGTACGAGCGCAATGGCTGCGCCTAATATAGATGTTATCTATCGTACACTTTTATAATATGCGGTTCGCACACTTTGGCAAGAGCTACTTCTCAGACCTCTTCGAAGAACGGGTTGGTCCAAATAGTACCCTTTCTGTCCCTATTGTTTCGAATATGGGAGATGAGCTTCAGCGGAATGGTCTCGTGGTCGTAGTCCTTGTAGTTCTCGGCAAGGAATCTGTCGATTTTGGCTTTGCTCCCGCGAACACCCCGTATCGGAAGACCTTTGGTGGAAATCGTTTCGTAATCCTGCATCCAAGCTGCTGGATAGTCGACCCGATATGTTTGCCCATTTACTTTGATGGCAATGCGCACAATATTGCAGTCGTTGAGAGCATCCATGAGCGTTTCGCACTGGCTTTCATAGCAATCGGTGTGTTCTTCGAACTCTTTGATGTACTGTTTGACGCAATGTTGGACACAAAGCATGAATTTTACTGTCTCTTTATCGAACAAGAGGGATTCTTTCATAGTTGCATATCTTTCACCCCAACCGGTAGGATTGGCAAGAAAATCGACCTTTTCAATATCGTAAAAATGGTGAAGAAGGTTGGGGAAGTTGTCAAAGATAGTTCCGCAAGCAGAATTTCCCAGCGCGTATTTTTTGACTGCTGGCTTGTAAGCCCTACGTTGGTAACGAGGGTCAAGAAGCTCGCAAGGCTCAATATGTACAGTTGTGTCAAGATATGTCTCCAATTCTTCAGAGGCAGCAATGAGAATCTGTTCGTCCGTCGTGTCCGTTTTGAATTTTGGGAACAATTCGTGGAGGGCTTCACTGGCAGAATATATCGTTTCGCCGTCGATAATGTAACCCATGAAATTCAAAGAACTGTTGGAAGAAAACTCTTTGCCTCCCATATTGCATTCCGGGTGATATGTAAACTGTACTCCTCCATAAAGAACCTCAACGTTGTGTTCTCCTTTTGCTGCAGGGGTTCGGACGAGGCGGCAATATTTTGCAATATCGTCAGATATGAAAATGTTGCCTTCCAAAAAGAAATCGGTTGGATTTTTGAGATAGTCTTTGAATGCTTTGAAGGTGATTTTTTTGATGTACATTGAAACGCTCCTATCTAAAGTTGTTATACAAAAAGGGCAGACTTCCCAAAATAGGAAGCCTGCCCTTAATGCAGAAATATGAATTGTAATCAAGACCCAAAATATCAGTCATAAATGGTATCTATCATACAGTTACAAGTTTACGCAACTCGCATAATGCGTCAACCATCACTCGGTATCGGCAACGCCCATATAGAGATGGTAGGTGGCGTTTGCCGTCTGGCAGACCCAGTGATTGTAGAACGAATTGTACGGCTCGGATGTGACAACATCTTCGTCCGCGTAATAAATAGCTGCCTCGCACCACGAGGGACCGTTCTTGCGCGGGATGCAGCGAACGTCCATGCACATACCATCGGCAAAGGTAACGGACTCGAACTCAATCTCGTCCTGCTTTTTGCCTCCGTCGGTGTACTGATTGATTTCGTTCATGCGCTCTTTGCTGATAACAAGGCGCTCGACAAAAACCTTACGAAAATTGGTGAGATTCTCATAGGTTGCGCAGATACGCATGATAGCGCTTGCCAGAGCAGAAGCTGAGCCAATATCGTAGCAGAGCGCTGTTTTGTTGAAGCTGCCAACTCCAAAACCCGTCCAGAAACCGCCCTCAAACAAATGGATAGAGGCGGCGTAGCAAGGACAGGCATCAGGTTTGCAAAGCTGGATTTCAAGCGTGCAGCCCTCGTACATACTATCTACCGCAACCCGGCAAATGTCAAAGTTTGCTTCTGAAGGAACTTCGCCGCTGCCGTCCCAATAGGTGGGGTTGTAGCGGGAAAGATACATCTCGGCAATCTGCCTTGCATCGCTCTCGGTCATACCGATGGATTGTTTAAGCATTCTTTATACCTCTTTTCAGATTGTCAGCGCATTTTAGATGCTGCTGGCATTATGTAGCCGGGTTGGTCCACAGAGTCTTCTCTCCAGCCCGGATGCTTGTGATACAATTGATTGGAAAAACGAAGACATCGAACATATTGGTTCCCTTCTCAACCCGTTTAATGAGGTTGGGGTGCTTGCAAACGAACTGCTGGGTGTCTTCTGGCTTCGCGAAGGTGCTGATACGAGTCGCGGAAATTCCTTTCCTACGCATCACATCCGCATCACGAATAAGGTGTCTGGGACACTCCACTTCGAGATGCTCCCCCATCTTCTTATCGTCAATGTAGTCCATGACGAGAGTGACGACTTTGTAAGGTTCGACCGCATCCATCATGCTTTTGCACACATTGGTGATGTCCTTAGGGTCGGCACTGTCGTGCTTATAAGACGCAAGGAGTTGTTCCGACATCTTATCAATGGCAATCAGCCGGACCATGTAATCAATTATGGATGCTGTACCGTTGCTTGCCGTGATGACAGAGCTTGTCTTTTCAGCCCAATCCGATGGAGATGCCAAATAGCGAATCACATCGTCATCGTTTAGAGGATACATAGTTCGAATCAGGTTAGAGAACTCATTACATCGAGTTCCAAAAAGAAAGGCGGAGCAAGCGTTGCGGACTGCTTTATCCGTTGCGTCCTTATCCTGAAACATTGCGGGGTCTACCGGAATGTTCTTTCGGAACAGCGGGATACGGATACTGTCCAGTTTTTCGAAGACATCCATATCGTCGATGAAATCGCTGTTTTGAAGCAACTCTTTTATGGTTTTTGAGGCTAAGTAGATGGTTTTGCTATCTACAATGAAGCCGCCAAATTCCCATTTTGCGAATCTTGAAAAGGGTGGCTTCTTATTGTCCGACGAATCTCGGTCCTGAACCATCACATAGAGCGATTCAACTTGATGTTCCTTAACCAAAACCGGACGCTTGAAAAACGAATAATAGTGGGAGAACACGATGTCATCGCTGCGTTTTGCGCCCTCAAAAAAGGTCATGGCCCAGTTTGAGAGAAAACGAATCAGTTCCTCAACAGTAAAAGTCAACATAGTTTATATTACCTCTTTAGATGGTCAGCGCAGCAGAATCGAGTTCTCCAGACAGTCACAACTCAAGAACTGACCTCCGCAAACGGGGCACCTCTCGATGTCGCAACCGTAATGGTGATAGTAGCCGATTTTAGCTCCGCAATCGCCACAACGGATGTTTTTCTCTTCCGGAGTACCAACGAACTCCTCGTACCAGTCGCCGGGGTCACCGACCTTGATGCGGTTAAAAGTTTTCTTGTGTTCGCCTTTGATGACCACGCGCTTATACGAGCAGCCGTTAGCCGTCGACATTTCGCGCCCACAGTAGTTACATTTCGCCATTATCAGTTTCTCCTTTCAGCAATTCGCGTGCATGGTCGAGGACTTCCTTTGCGACAGGCTTACCGCCTTCGTTCAGAGCGAGAAATACTTCCAGAACTTCCGCACGGGTCGTATTCTGGTCAAGTTCAGCAACACCAATGGGAGCATCCATGAACCAGTTTTTATCCAGAGCGGAAAGGTCGTTGTAAAATACGCCTTTGTACGGGAATCGGTTCTCGTAAAAAGCAAGCAGGGTCAACATACGCTGCTTGCCATCGACGATTTCGTAGTAGTTGCCATCGTCGTTTGTGCGATTAAAGGGCAACTGCTTGAAGACGAAACGACCAATTTCGCGTCCTGCGAAGATGCTGTCCAGCAGTTTCTCTCTGTCCTCCTCATCCCAAACAGAACCGCGCTGATAATCGGGTTTGAAATCAACGCCGAACAGGTAATGGAAGCTGAGTAGAGAGTACATGCTGCGATTTGAGTAGTGCAGACGGGATAGTGCAGAGTTGCGCTTTGCGAAATGCGTGTCTTTGTCGTCATCCAGCGGTCGAACACTCGTCCAAGCCCAGCAGGAATATTCGACATGGTCCTTGGTGGTGACGCGGATGAGATACATTGCGCCATCATCCATCACTTCTTCGACAACACAGTTAGGAAGCTGTCCAACCTGCACCCTGTCTCCCACAGCAAAACGGTATGTGGGTGTGCCAGAGTTCTTTGCTGCGTTGCAGGCTTTCTCGTAAGAGTAGCTATCCGTTCCGCGTTTCTGCGGAGTTTTCTCCGGAATGATTTCTTTGGTGCGCATTTTAGCCATTGTGATACCTCACTTTCTGTCATAGATGGCAAACAGGGCGACGGGGAGCAGTTTATCCGGCGCATAATCCGTGAAGGCAAAGATTTCGGCTTCATCAAAGTCGATGTATCCGCCTTCATAGGATTCCTCGCAGTTCTCATCCATCGCGTCGTTGTCTTCCAGGCCGAGCTTTTTCAGTTCTTTAAAGTATTCCTCGCGCATAGCATCGTGGGCCTTTTGACGGGAATCAAATTCCTGTGGAAGAACCTGCATGTACAGGTCGCCTGTCTTTCGGTCAATTGTAGATTTTGCAACAATAGTCATTTTTCAATACACTCCTTTTTGTTACGCAAAAGGGCGGGCTCCCAAGAAGGAAGTCCGCCCTCAAAGCGAAAATATGAACGGTTGTACGAAAGACAATGCTTTCACTGTGGATGTTATCTATCGTACAGTATTTATTGTACACGACTCGCACAGATATGCAAATGCCTTCGCTTAATCGTCGTAGAAAAAAGTATGCGTAAATTCGGGATGCCCGGCAAACACCTTTTCGACTACCTTGGGCAAATCATGGATATCATCCAGAACGAGCCGCCCTTGGCTGTCGCGATACGGTGCTACTGCTGCTGTTTCCTTTGCAAAATTGGCGTTGAACGCCTCTTCGCTGTCAAATTCCGGCATCAACGAAATTTCCGGGTTTCTGTCTCTCATCCGCACTTTCCATCTCCGTATTTCCAATTGAGGTGCTTCTTGTTCTCCCACAGAACGCTATCACCGCAAGAAATACGGGTAAGCATCGAAAGAGGAATAAAGCTGCCATCGGAAGTCCCGGATTGCATGAGGAAGTACATCAATGCCTTCTCAATGCCGACATCGGCGTATTCGATAGGCAAAGATTTGTTTCGTACATTAGCCTCCGAAAAGAGCTTGTCAGCCGAGTACGGAACAATAAAGGTCTTCCCACCAGCTTCCAGTTCAATGTCGATGCTTTCCATGATATGGGGTTTGACAGCGGTAGCAAGTTCTTTGTACCAACGCCAGAAACTGTCAGCGGGCTTGAGTCTACTGAATTCTACTTGTTTTTTGTACAGATATTCGAGAGAAATAAGAATTTTAACAAAGGAATCGGTGAACGTATAGCCTTTTTCTTTCGTCCATGCTTCATCTAAAGAACGGGTATTTGTAGCCGCCCATGTTTCCGGGTTGGCAAGATAGTTTTTGTATCCTGCATCCGTGATGTCATATTTCTCCATAATACCCCGTGCAACGCAGTCAATAGGCTCATCGAAGACGAATTCACGGATTGCAAAATTTGCGGCAAGGTCGATTTGTTTGCTGTTCAGAACCTTGCCGGGATTCGGTTCAACAATAGTGCGCAGATAGTTACCCCAGATGGTAGCAACATGCTCCTTGTCAATTGGGTCAGCATCCATGTCGAAAGCAACTTTCAGCTTATCGCTATCGGAATAGAGCTTTTCTCCATCAACGCAGTAGGCAACAAACTTATAGTCGGACCGTGCGTCAAAATCTGGCTCAGCATCGGTTTCTTCACCAAGAGAACGCATCATGTAGATGGCATAAACGCTGTGTACGCCTGTTGCAATTAGAACTTTCAACAGACGGCAATAGCAATCAATGATGTTGCCGTTATAATCCGTAGTTTTGATGATGCCCTCTGCCGTTATAACTTCCGGCTGAGCCAGAAAGCGGTGAAAGACATCGGCTTCTAAGCGGTTCATAGAATCACTCCTAAATTTTTATTATCTATTATCTATTGTCTGCAATTCGCAAGTTTCTGCAACAAAAAATAGCAAAATAGCTGCCTTCTTTTTGCGGAAAGCAGCTATATATGATTATTCGGATTTGTTTGTTGTGTTAGCAAGAATGTCAGGCATTTGAGATAGGTCGGTCAGAATGAAAGACTTTGGCTCATAGTGCCTGCTGTCGACATACTTGTCATACAGTTGTCTGCATTCTTCGTCAGAAAGCTGCAAATCGTCGTTGAGTTTTTGCTTTGCCATTGATTACATTTCCTCCAGAGCAAAATGTTGCCCGTATAATACGGGTATACCGTTCATCCAAAAGTAGATGGTCCAACAATGACGCTTGCGGTTACTCAGAGGTGCTATATGGCTACTGAAAAGGCTGCTCATATTGCCTGCACCTCCCCATCATCATAATAGTTTTCAATGTAGATGTGACCGGCGGTGTCCTGAACGACAGACGGGAATCGTACTTTGTTGCCTTCACGAGTCAAGAGCATAGCAGCGTAATCGGCAATAGGACCGACAATGCTCATGTTGAACTCTTGCTCATTGTTCTCGGTCAAGACCCGGCACATCTTCGTTACAGCAGCATAGATGTCATCATTGCGCTGAAGCTGTGCGTCCGAAAGCTCCACTTCTTTGTCAAGAGGAGAACCGTCCGGAATAGGCATAGGGTCTTCCGTCCAGCGACCGTCGTAGGATTCACCCACATGGTAGCCTTCCTTATCGTATTCCTCTACCCGGACACGATGGTCGTTCTGCCAGACACGCTCGATGATACCGTCTTCGGAAATAGAAAGCGTCACCTGTTCGCCGTGGTTGTTGATGCCCATATAGGATGTATGGGACTTGCCAAATTCCTCAATCAGTTTGCGGCGGGATTCGATGCCGTCAAAGTGGGCAGCAAGCTCGTTGAGTCGGTTCTCATCAGACTGCGCCTCTTCATCGGTCAAATCCATGAGGCAACCGATTTTGCCACAATGCGGGCAGGCTTCGGTGTTGCTTTTTTCGTTGTAAATGATTTCAGGCTCGTCAAAAACGGCCATACAGTTATTGCATCTTACTTTCATAGAAATTTCTCCTCTTGTTATCGATTGTTCGTGAAGTCAACGCTGTTACCGTAGCGAAGCCAACGCTCGTACTGAACTGGTGTCATGCCGAAGATGCTGCGAAGCGTGCGCTTAGCAAAGCTGCCATCAGAATGATACTGAATGATATCGACATCGATACCGCTATAAGGCTGGGCGCTGCGATTGATTTTGCTTTTCTTGGACATGGTGTTTACCTCCTAAATTGGGTCCCAACAGAAAAAGCGGCAAACTCCTCGAAAAGAGTCTGCCGCCGTTGGGAACAGAAATATGAATTGTGTACGCCTGTATAATTACAGCAAGTAGAATGGTATCTATCGTACAGTATCTATTGTATTCGTCTCGCACATTCCTGCAAGAGCAAAAAAGAAAAAGCCGTCCACCCGAAGGTAGACGGCTTGATGCTATTGGTTAGTTTTTGCAGGCTTCTGCAGCGTAGGCTTTTGCCTCGTCTTCAGAGATTGCGTATTGTACCATAAGTTCTTTTGCGATGGCATCAGGCTCTATACCGAATTTGTGGCATGCTTTTGCCATCTTCTTGATACCGTTTACTTGTTCTTTGGCGGTAACTTTTGCAGTCAAATCTTCGATTTCCTGACACATCTTTTCAAAAGCCCTTCCTTTCTTCAAAGTATTCATTTTACTTGCCAAAACTTTGTTAGAGATTTTGGTAGCATCTGCTTGTTGCATATCGACCATTAACTGACCGAGTGCTGTGCTTGTGTCCGTGTTTTCTCCGTTCACATAAATGATGTGCTGCCCATCGTCGAACAGTTCGCCTGTTTCTTCGATATGACGCTCAATATGGTAGATAGGTAATCCGCCATTGAGTACATCGTTCTTCGTGATGAAGATAACATATGTTTCGGGATAATCGTCATATGACATGCCCTTACGGATGAGGAGTTCGTCCAGCTTTTCGCAGTTGTAACGGCTCCTTCGTGGAATAGCTCCCTCATCAGAATTTTGCACTTCGATGTTGTAAATCTTACCGGTAGTATCCTCGGCAAGCACATCGAAGCGGCAGCTTCTGCTAAAGAAATCGTCCTCTACAGGCTGGGTCTTGACGGATTTGACGATAAGGTTCTTGCCCATGATGACTGACAGAATATGCTGTGCCACAGGCTTATCGAACGCCATCGTCATAAAACGGTCAGTCATAAATGTATATGACTTTACCGTTTTCACGGTTTCTTGGCTGAAGTTCAACTTCATCTTTTGTCCTCCTTAATTATACCATCTATCGCACAAAAGTGCAATATGGTTTGCGCTATATCGGCATACTGATTCTCCTTCCCGTCAAACAAAAAAGCAGACCCACCAAAATAGTGAGTCTGCTGATTTGTCAGATTATGAATTGTACGGCTGCATGCTGCAGCAAGTAGAATGGTATCTATCGTACATACTTTATTGTACGCAAGTCGCACATCCTTGCAACAGAAAAAGCCGTCCACCTGAAGGCAGACGGCAAAATGGTATTAGTCTCGATTTTTCAGCATAAACACAGGTCGAATCGAGAAATAATTGAGATTAGCAAGGCAAGGACCTGCTTCACCCTTCTCGTTGACATAGTAGAAAGTGTTCGGGTAATCCTCACAAGTTGTTCCCAACCAATAGGATGCAGGCATGATGTCATTGAAGGTATTGCCTATTCTCCGCATAATTCTGCCGTTGGGAGATGCGCAGCAAATCCAACGTTCGCTCGGCAATCCAGCTCTTGCATGACCGAAAAGCTCATTGTATGTAGGAAGACGCAACCAGTCGTTGTTGTCGAATGGCATCATCTCTTTACGAATTTCTTCGGGGAAGAGGTTGATAACGACGCGGTTTAGATATTCCCGCATATCACTTGCATTGTATCCACCAACATTTGTCTTCTCATGGTTCATGGGAAAATGAACTTCATCAGGGTCGCAGAAAGGGTGGTTCGTACAGAACAGCATAGCACCTTTTTTGCGGCAAACTGCAGTAGCAGAGATATATTTCCGATTTGCAAGCTCAAACGAAAGTTGGTCGTTGAGACTGAACGGAACGAAATCCGTATATTGATTGACGACAGAAATGCCTTTGCTGAGGCTGATTACTGAGCGGGAGATGGTGAGATTCACTTTGCCTTCACCTCGGCCTCGTACGCTTCCACAGCGGCGTAATACTCGCTCAGCTTGATTTCTGTAGCGTAGTCAGGAATCGTGCCCTTGTCAGAGTAGAATTCGGAACAATAGTACCCATAGACATTGCCGTTTCCATCATCCCAGAGACTTGTGCGCAGATGCCCAACGCCCGGAAAATCCATCCACCAAAAACGAGAGGCTTCGTATTTTTTGAGGTCAACTTTGGAAATAACCTCCTCGTGCCAGCACTGATTTTCGGTGGATTTTGCTTTGAACATGGAAAAGCCACTGCTGTTCTTGTTTTTAAGAAGCTGGCTGCGGAACTTTTCTTCTGTTTCAGGAGAAAGTTCGACTTCCAAACGCTTGCCAAGCATGATGCTATTGTTTCCTTCGCCGGGAAAATGAGCGTTAAGGAAAGCAGAAGCGAGTTCTGCAAACCGCTTTTTCTCAGCCTTCTGGATGAAATGGTTAGCATACAGCTCCGAGTCGGGGTTTACGGTAAATGCGATTTCCTTCATAGTTTTTACTCCTCAATACCCAAAATCCGACGCTCCTCAGGAGAAAGCTTTTTCAGGATTTTTTGCCGTTTTTCCTCTTCGCTCTCTTCTTCGGTAGAGATGTTTACACTGCTAAAGAGGCGCCCTTTACGAACATAGACGGGACGGTCTTTAAGCACCTCTTTGAAAGTTGCAACAATACCATCGTTGTCCATGTCCCAAGTGTTCGACCCGATATCGAAAGAAATTTCTACGGATTTGCGCTTTGGCGTCAAATCGAGAGCACGCGGGTCAATGGGACGAAAACACAGGGAATAATAGCACCGGTCTGCCAATGCCAGAGCAATCTCATCAATGTAACCCTCATAGATACCGAGCCTACTGACAGACCTGCCTTCGCAGTCGCCTTCCGTAGTAACTTCCCAGAATCCGTAGGCTTTCTTGTAAGATTCAGCAAGCTTTTCTGTCATCGTGAGTAACCTCCTTGTTATTGATTTTCTTGACAAACGGGAGCTTCGTTCCCTCAATGTCATCACAGAAATTCATGATAGTCTCGATGAAGCTCAAGAAGTTCGTCTTGTTCACAAGGCAAGGGCTGCTTTTATAAAGCTGCCATACCTTGTCCTTGATGGCTTCCCAAGGCACGCCGTTCTGGAAAATGATACCGTCGAAGGTGACGGTTCCGTTCTGCCCAAAGAGCTCCACGGTATCGCCAACCTTCAGAGCGGTGGCATTCTCGTCAAAGTAACCGGTGCGTTCACCGGTAATGGGATGTTTGATGGTCATGTGTTTATTCTCCCTTCCCAAGTTTGTCGGCACACAGCAAGTCGTTTGCCACTTTATCCATTACTTCTTCGACAGCACAGTTAGGAAGATGTCCACCCTTTTTAGCCATTGCTATTAACCCCCTTACGGATAAGGTTGCACACTGCATCAGAGTACGCAATCTCATTGAATTTTTTGCGGACTGCAGAAAGGTTGTTTTCAACAGGCTTTTCATCTTCAAAGAATGGGATAAACACGCCGAGCTCCGGACCATCCGGGTCGGTATGAATTCCCAGAACGACCTCGCAATTCGGGTCAATCTTCTTGAACTCCGCAAGCAAGTCATTAGAGAAAGCCTTGAGATTCAAGGCAAACTGCTCGGTTGCATCTTGTGCCTTCTGGCTTCGTTCGTTAATTTTTAGCACATCTGCAACAAATTGGTACGGATAGAGAGCCAAGAGAAGGATGCCGCTCTTATTACAGATGCTGGCGGCATACTCATTTGTCTCATTGCATTCGCACTCCAGATTGGCATAGATGCTTTGGATGTGAAGAGGCAGTTCATCCTTTTCGTGTAGCACAATGCCAATATCACCGGGGAGATTTACTTCTCCGCAGGCATTGCACCAATAGAACATCACATCTTCACCATCTTTGTAGAGTTTCGACATGTCGATGACATTGCTTTCAGGGAAAAGATACTTCTTATCATTTTCCTCCTTCCCAAGCTCTTCATCGCGAAGCAAGTCGTTTGCCACTGCTACGGTATCACACGTGTGGTAGCGTCCGCAGGTGTATTCGCACTGAGTCAATGTGGCGGAGCAACCGTTGATGCAGCCCATGAAGACATCCTTATTGCCGTTCTCGTCGGTGAAAATGCCGCCGGTCGCAGTGATGCTCTCAACATAGGGCAAACACGGCTCGTCCGTGTCCTCACTCAAGTTCCAGACAATCTCCCAAAAGCTGATGAAGGTGTCATTGTACAAGAAAGAGGGGCGGTTACCGCTGTCCTTCCGAACCAGTTCTTCAAGGGCATCCCAAGGAACTTCATCTGCAATGAAGATGCCGAATGCGCCACAGGAAAAAACGATTTTTCCAATATGGCTGCAGATACGGACATAGTCACCCACATGAAGTTCGTTGTCATTGGCATCGGTGAAACCTGTGTCGAAGCCTTTCTGTGCCATTTCATTTGCGTTAGTCATTTTAATACACTCCTTTTTAGAAATTGGTGTAAACAAAAAGCAGACTCATCCGAAGACGAATCTGCACATTGCTCACAGAACTATGAATTGTGCGGAAGAAACCTTTTGAGTTTAATGGTATCTATCGTACAACCATCATTTTATTCAGTTCGCAATAATTTGCAATAAAAATTTTAGGGGCAAGTACAACGCTGCAGTATTGTTTCTCACCCCTAATGACTGACTTTATCGTTGTCCGCCAACCGACAGGTTCTTATCCGATTCGCACAGATGTGCAAGGACAGCTTTCCACAAAAGAAAAAGCCGCCACCCACTAAAGGGCAGCGGCAAATATGGTATTAGTAATAGCATCCAATGTCGTCCCAGCAGTCGTTCCAGTCGGGAATGAGCGAATTGCCGCGACCGAGCAGCGTGTGTGCGGTATGGCAGAGCGGGAGGCATTCCCTCACGGCGTGCGGGTCACCCCAATCGTCATAGTGGTAAACGGTTCGAGTGACATCATACGCATTGATGCCAAGCTGCTTCTCGCCACCGAGCGCGTAGGCAATGGTCATCATTTCAACAATTCCACAGTCGGAAAGTTCTTCCTCAGAAGCAAGGCAGTGAACCCGCAGAAACTCCTTGAGGTCTTCGTAAAACGTCATCCCTTCGTCGGGATATTCGTAGCCGTAGAAACACTCATCCTGAATGGGATAATAGGCGTATTCCGCCATCTTGTCCTTTGCCTCGCATTCGCGACGGTAAGTAGAGATGGAAAACGTCTTGGCGGGTGCCTTGTTTTTGCAGTTGCTGTAATGGCTGAGGGCATCGTAGTGGTAAGAACCACCGGAGAAGCCTTTACGCAGCCGAGACGGGGCATTCTTCTTGTCACATGTACCCGTAGCTTTGCAGAGCTCATAACGGTGCTTGGCTGCACGAAAGCTGTTTTTGCGCTTGTCACGGCGCTGCTTTTTCTGCCTCAGCTTTTTTGCGCGTTCGGCATCAACGCATTCGAGCCTTTTGCCGATGGTGTTGTTGAGTTTCCACATGGCATTGATATGGATAGTGTAATTATCGTTCATGGTTTTCTCTCCCTCTTGGGTTGAATTTTTGTGTTTTTACTGAAATACTTTCCGATATTCTGCTTCGGAAATCACTGTGACATCTTTCGGGAAATGCAGCTCATCGCCTTCGTCACCGGAATAGGTCCCATAAAGGCCTCCGCTGGATGCCACTTGCAAGTTGGCATCCGCATAAAAGGAGTTCGGGAAATCGAATCTCCAAAAAGCATTTGCACGCAGGTTGTCCTCATTGATATGAGCCATAACCTCGTCCTTCCAGAGCTTGTAGGTTTTAGAGTTTTTCTTGAAACGGTAAAACCGGTCGCCGTTGTTGCCTTTAAAGACATACTGGCTATCGCCAAGCGCTCCTTTACAAAGCTGGTGGCTGAGTTCTTTTGCTTTTTCGGATGATAGTGTCATGACAAGAGACGGATAAAGCGTTGTCCAGACTTCGTGCTTGCCATTGCCAAAATGGTTTTTCATGAATTCGGAAATGTGCTTTTTGAGCTTTTTCCGTTCTGTGTTTTCGATAAAGAAGTTTTTGTACATAGCTGATTCCGGTTTAACTTTAAAGTAAGTTACAGGCATAATGCCCTCCTCCCTAACAATAAAAAAGCAGACCTCCCGTGAAAGGAAGTCTGCTTGTCGGATACAGAATTGTGAATTGTAAGACGGAAACCGTTGTGAATGGTATCTATCGTACAGTTCTAATTGTAATCGCTTCGCACGAATGTGCAACCGCTTTTAGCCTAACATCATTACATCGCTGTCAATAAACCAGATATGCTTCTTCCAGTTGGCAGCGTTCACGCCTTCCATTAGGCGAAATGCTGCGGTCGGCGGAATGCGGCAAGGTTCAAACGACATTTCTGCGCACTGGGTAAGCCCGTACTCATGCAGAGCGTAACCCGGCAAGGAATTGTCAAGGTTGAACCAACGGCGACGCGGCACATAACCATGAATCTCGCGTTGCTCTTCCATGTATTCCCTGCTGTATGCGTGAATCGCACGGAGCAACTGGCACAGAGGACAGGTGTTCACCATGGCGGTATCTTCATACTGATACACCACGAAGCGGTACATATCGTATCGGCGCGTTGTCAGAACGATGCCAAGGTATTTCTTTGCCATAGCATTCTCCTTTAGTGCCGCTGATAGGCAGTACCACTATCAAGCTCATAGATAAGTTCGAAGGTCTCAGGCGGTACACTGAAAAGACTGTCTCTTTTACCTTCAACGAGATAGTGGTAGGGATGGAGGCACAGTTCTTGCTGACCAAAGCAGTTACAGATGATGACATTATTGGAGAGAATATTATCGTTGACTTTCCAGCCGAGACGGGGGTTATCTTTCACAAGTGCTTTGATGTTTTCAAGGCTCTGCTTGTCTTCGGGGTCCCACTGGACCGCACAAATGCAATTTCGGGTTTGGTAGATAGCCATTACGATGGCTCCTTTCTTTGTTAAATTTTTTCGAAAAACTTCAACATTTCCAGATTGGCAGCCTCAGAATAGGGCTTTCCGGGATATCTGGCTGCAAAGCTCTCTTTGGTGAAAGGCGTATGTGTGATATATGTCTTACATTTGATTCGTTTGTGCGCCAATAAGTTGCTGAACCGTTTCGTATCTTTCTTTTGCGAATCAGAAATACCGGTCACAAGGAAGCACGGCGGGAGCATTTTGGCATATGTTTTGGGAGATACATAAGGTGCATAGCTCGTTTTTTTCCAATCTTTTTCCATGAGATACGGTGTAATAGCTGCTGTTTTTCCGTCAGTGAGCGTAAAGATTCCATTTTGCAGGCACATTGCCCGAAAGGAAAATTTTGCATTTTGAGGAATGTTGAACGGCAATTCGTCATCTAAATGACGCATGGAAACCGGATGCCAAATGAGAGCGTAGGTCAAGCACGCAAGTGCCGCACCTGCACCATCGCCCACAAGGTACATCTTGGATTTGTCGCCATCATAATTGTCGGCGAGACGGTCGATAGCCTCAAATGCCTTGAGAATATCTCCGATTTGCCCAAAAAGGTTCGTTTCGGGGATGGGAGTATATTCCGGAATAAAGGTCAGATACCCGTGCTCGGCGCACCATGCACCAAAGCACTTGTTTTGTTCGCTTCGTCCCGCAACAAATCCACCACCGTAAATGTCGATGATAACAGGAAACTTTTCCCCATCTTCTTTATGCTTTGGCACAAAAACTGAGATAGGAAGATGGTTGTTGTGATAGCCCGTAAGGATGTGGTGGGTGATTCGCTTATCATTCCCCATCCCTGCGGCCGCCACTTTGAGTGGCGGCTGTTTATTGATGAATTTCTGTATCTCACGCTCCTTTCGAAGCGCATAGTGGTTGATATTCACAAGTTATTCCTCCTCGTCTTCGTTTGGATAATCGTCTACCTCACTGTCAATAAGGTACTCATCCCAGTCCATCTCGATGGTTGAGTCATAGGCTTTCTCATACTGTTCTGTAAGTCGCTGCAGAATCGCATTGTGCTGGTCCCACGTCAAAGCAACTTCCAGCTCGAAATCATCGTCATCGGTGGAGTTGTTACAGTAGTACAAGTACATTTTGACTTTGGTATCATAGGCATCTTTGTTCGGATGCCAGCTAAGATACAGGTTGACCCAATCGCCATTGTCGGTTTTGCAGACATCAAAGCCAAAAACCTTGTCGACATCGAAGTTGATGGGGATGTAAATTTCAACATGGTCATCCTCAAACATCAGCTCGTTGCTTTTATCGAGCGTGAATGTAAGAAGCTCAGCAAGGTCTTTGACAGTGACTTTGCCTTGATTTTTCAGATTTTTGATATACTCTTCGCGTGTCATAGAGTTTTACTCCTCTCAGCGTTTGCAGCGGTAGAAGAAGACTAACATTTCAGTGTTTGCCATTTCGCCCCATGCTGTTTCCGGATGGAGTGCGGCATAGGCATGGTCGGCTCCCTTGTCGTTGCTGAACACATACCTGTGGGGACGGCTGTCCTTTTCGAGCAGTTCGTTAAACTGCATTGTCTACTTCTTTAAGAAGTCATCCTTGCCAGAGCAAAGGAAGCACTGAGGCAGCAGCTTGGAGTAGAATTCCGGTTGGATAACGGCGGCGTAATCTTTTTTGCGCCAGTCTCTCTCCATGTAGCTGTCAGCCAACAGGCCAACTTTTCCTTTGTAGATATAGAACATCCCGCTCTGGAACGCCATAGCGCCCACGCGGAGTGTCTGTACCTTATGAGGAATATGCCTGTCAAGGCGACTGATGACTGGCTGCATCTCTGCGGGATTATGCATTGCAGCGACTGCCATAGATGCCAAGAAAGCACCGGCACTGTCGGCCACGATGAACAAGTTCCGCACATCGCCACCGAATTCCGAGGCGCGGTCTTCGATGACAGAGAGAGCTTCCAGAACGTCCGAAATTTGTCCAAAAATGTTCGTTTCTGGAACGAGGCGATAGTCTGGAGCAAACACCAGATAGCCGTTCTGCGCCATTCGGATGCAAAAGTTGCGGTTCTGCTCTTTTCGCCCCGCAATCAGCCCGCCGCCATGAATGTCGACGAGGACCGGTAGCGGCTCATCGGAAACTGCGGCAGGTGCAAAGACATCCATCGTCAGGCCGAGGCTCTTGCGTACGGAGATTGTTTTGATTGTCACATTGTCAGCGTCTTTCAGAACAGGCTGCTCACGGATGATTTGCTCAACATGAACGCGCTCTTTTTTAGACGCATACTGAATAAGATTCATGAGTTTATCCTCCTTCGGTAATGAAACAAAAAATGCAGTTGAAGTTCTTTTTACAGAAACAACAACTGCGGTGGATAGATTTGCGTGTCAGTGCATATCGAAGACGTACTCTGTACCGATGACGGTTTTCACAAGAATGTTGCCTCCGACGATGCCGATACGCTGAATCGGTGCGGTTGTTAACTTACATTGAGTTTCAGCATCACCAACAACAAACACCATTGGCTGTCCGCTGCTAATGTGAAGTTTTCCTTTGTGCCCCAGTACATACTGAAGTCGTTTGTCGTTGTTGCTGGTGCTTTTTAATGTGCAGTCTCTTTGGATACGCATAATGCGGCTCCTTTTCGCGGCTTACATTGCAGCATTCGGTGAGCGGTCAAGAACATCGTTGAAGCGATTATCGAGGCAGCGGTCATTTTCGTCACGCTCCGGGTACACGAAATCGCCTTCGTCTTCCGCCGCATCGCCGAGATTGTCCATCATAGTGAGGATACCTTCCATCCAGTTGGCAGCGCGACCAAACATGCCGTTTTCCTGCTCTTTGTTTCGATGCAGGTAATCGGTGATGCTCTGAAGTGCCATCTTTTCCTGATAGAAAGTATCCCAGTCTAAAGCGCCGAGAGTTTCGAGGTATGCGTTGTCAGTTGTTTTGTCCATGTTGTTACACTCCTAAAAACATAAAATTTGTACTTTTCAGATGCAACAAAGTGCGCTTTAGAGTTCAATTTCAAACAAAAAGCAGACTTGCCTATTACTAGGGAAGTCTGCCAAAAGTTCAGAACTGTGAAAACTAAATAGTGTTTTGCTTGGTATCTGTAGTACACTTACCATAATATGCAGTTCGCACAGATACGCAAGGATTTATTTTAGGTTGTGCTGGATGTTGTTTCTGATTTGGAAGAAGCCGCATTGTCCTTCGTGACCTCAGAAGAGGAATCAGTTGCGGAATCCGTATTTTCACTGTCAGGTGTGGTTTCAGCCACCGAATCGTCATTATTGGATTGTGTTTCTGCATTTGCTGCTGCTTCTGATGCAGGTCCCGTTTCAATCACAGAAACTTTTGAAGCAGGAACTTCTGCGTATAGACCAATCAAGCGGATAGGAGCATCGCCATAGCCCAGATAGCCCCAGAAGAAGTTATTGGTGCTTTCTTTGACATAGTCAGTGCCGGTAAGAATCGGGAATTCATAGATTTCATCGATGGTGGTGCCGAGAACATCCGGATTACTAAAATCGTCAGAGCAGGCAGCAGCAATTGTACATTTTTCGAAATTCCAGATAAGATAGAAGTGTTTGGCTCCGTTGTCTTCGTCATATTCTGCATCTCGGAATTCTTCAAATGACCCATACTGTACTCCATCTACATTGTCGGCCCAGTACAAACCAGATGGTGTGCCAAATGTAGAGTATAGGAAATTGATTTGGTCTTTTGGTGTTCCCTCTTCCGGATATCCCGCAAATTCGTCCGGCGTTGCGGAGGAGTAATACAAACCATTGTCAAAGGCTTCCCCAAATGTCAGATTATTTTCAATCGCTAAAGCACCATTGAGAATATCCATCGGGTAGTCGCCGTTATATCCAATCTGGTAGTAGAACGCTTGTCCTCCGTCTGAGCCTTTTGTATGCAGGCAGAAATCTGTAACGCTCGTATCAGAAGAAGCATCCGAAGAATTACTTGTAGGAGTAGCAGTATCGTCCAGAACAGATAGTGTCATGTTCATGCGAACATTGACAGGAGTGTCTTTGAGGTCTTCTACAGAAACATCGGAAAGTTGGATGCTTCCCCCACTTGCATTAGAGAACAAGCCGTCAATGTGCTGACCGTCCTCATATGTCAGCGGGTTTTCGCCAAGTGGTAAACCATCCGCCCATGTAATAATAGGCGCAGGAAGTGTTCCAACAGCAAAATCCGGAAGATTATCAAGCAGCGACCAACGGTCAATAGGTGCAGCAGTCGGTTTTGGCGTAGGAGTGAGTGTTTTTTCTGGCTGTGTCGCAGATGCTGCGGCAACGGCTGCTTTGCGAGCTTGAATTTCTTGAGATGCACAGCCCGTGAGAAGCACAGAGGTCGCCATCAATAAAGCTGCGAATGAAACAACTTTTCTATGTGTTTGCACTTTTGCGCTCTCCTCTCAGTTTTTCTTTGCTAAGCGTTTGCGCTTTGCCTTGCCAATAAGAGCAAGCCCAATAGCGCCAAATGCTATCAATGCGAAGCCACATCCAAAGATACACCCTGCATAATGGAGCATATCTATCCATGTCATAGCTTTCACAACAGTAGCAATAAGGCAAGCAATAAGGCTGATGATACCGGCTATATAAAGAATAAGCCCTGTGCTGGAAATTTTTTCGAGTAATGTTTCGATGCGTTTCAAGGCGGCTCACATCCTTTCATGAATTTAATTTTACTCAATTCGCAAGTTTCTGCAACAAAATATTCTGAGACAAAAAGAAAAAGCCGCCTACCAAATGGCAGACGGCGTGAATGAGTTTATTGCAGTGTGTTGGGAGTGTCTTTTTTGCTTCGCTGTTCGATTTCGTACCATTCGATGATGGAAGCAGGACCAAATGCCCAAAGAGTATCATCTGGTTCGGATAGCTTTTGCGCTACATCACTTTCAAGAAACTGTGCGCACATATCGGAATATTCGATGTTATACTTTTTAGACAAGTCCTCAATGGTCATGGCAAGAACATTGTCTACGCTAAGACTCTGTTGATATTGTTTCAAAGTAGACATACTTCGTCACTCCCCAAAAACTTCAGATGAGATATGGCGCTTTCGCTACGAAACACCCATTGGTCTTCAAACTTGTTCGGTATTAAAAAATGTAAGCACAGACTGTCTGCTTCTTCAGAACCAATTTCGCCATATTGCCCATTGATATAGGTGAAAATTGTTGGACCTGTGCGGTCATCAGCAATTTTACCAATCATTATATCATATGGCATATACACGGGAATTAGTTCCTGAAATACATCGCGACGTCTATGTGCGACGACACAATGTAGCCATTCTCGATTTGCTTCTGCGAATTCATGCGTTTTTAGCTGTTTCAACAGTGTGACATCAAACGCGAATTTGTTGATATATCCGGTGTTTTTCTTCTCGTCAATGAATTTCTCCATCTTTGCTTTTCTTAAAGATGTTTTAACAAATCGTCGTGCTTGAACATAAGAAGATGTGAGGTAAAAACCTTTGCCGAAATCTCGATTGTTGCTACACAATTCAAGATTCGGTTCGTTTACCACGCAATAGCTAGTATGATAAAGAATTACTTTGTCTTCCATTTTGGCTTATCCCCTTCTATCATTTGGAAGAGGTCCTCAAGGACGCCCTCGTCACTGTAGAGATGAAACGAATCATAGCATTCTTTAATTTTCAAGAACAAATTGCTTTTCTTAAAAATTGCGAGAATTTCCTTTGGTGTTGCATCCCACTTTTCACAGGCGAGGTGATACAGGCGGACCTGCATATAAATGATTTCGTGGTCGGAATATCTTTGCTCTTTCATTGCGCAAGCCCTCCTTTCGGCGCTTGTATTATACCACATTTCGTAAAAATAATCAATTACACAAAAAGCCGCTTGCTCCGAAAAGCGGGCGGCTAGTGTCTTTATTGGTTAGGCTCTCTTGTCAGGAATGTTCTTGTCAACCTCAACAGCAAAGCTGTAATGAGGCATCTTTGCCACATCTCCCTTCGCGGCAGCCCAGGCGTCCTTAAAATCCTTGTTGTTCATGGACTGGATAAGGGTATTCAGCTCATCGCAGGTGTGCTTGAGCATCGGACCGATTTTGGGGCAGTACATGGTTGCAGAAACAGGCTGGCAACCCTGAGCAACCATGCCATCCCAGTGCGTACGAAGCTCTGCGACAGCCTTCAGGTTTGCGGTAGTCGACATGAAGTCGTGGATGACACAATGGTCATTGTCCAGATACTCCAGAACATCGATACGCGTACGATTGGCATATACGGGGAACTGCAGCTCAACCTTGTTGCCAGTGCTGTTCTCAAGGTTTTTCGCAAACTTCTTTGCATAGACCTCAAGAGGGCAAGAGGTGTTTTCAACCAGAGATACCTCAGACTTGATAGCATCGAAGATAGCACGCCACCCATTATCACTCAAGTCGATGTTGGACTTGTTGGGCAACGTGTTCAAGAATCCGCGCGGCAGGTCAGAGATATTGATGATAACAGTACCAACAAAATGGTTGAAGGACGGATGGCGGGCACGGTCCCAAATGGTATCCAACTGAGCAGTTGCAATGACGCGGTCACCGAGCTGGATGTCAACGCCCTGCGTTGCCATGTTGCCCTGATAGTAGTGCTTCAGGCTGTAACCGCCCGTGACAGCGCTCTTCTGGGTGGCAACGATGTCCATCAAACCGACATCAACGGTCAACGGGATAGTGTGACCATCGTAATCGACGTTGATGTAGCGGGTATCCTCCTTCGTCTTGTAACGCGGGAAGATAGGCTTCACAAAGGCATCACAGACTTTACCGCTCGCCATCTGATAATTAGGAATCAGAATGCGGGCGGGTGCAATACCGGAATCATCGGGTGCCAAGTAATTGCGGTACTTGACGCCAAAGTGCTCTGCAAGAGAGCGACGAATGACATTGGTGTTGCGAACCAAGCTGGGAGCGCAAGTGCCAGAGGTGGTGAGCATAGTGCTCGCGGTGCTCTTGTCCATCTCAATATAGATGATGGTGGACGGGGCACCGAGGCTCTTGTAGGCATCACGCATCACGATGTTCTCCAGAGGGATTTCCTTCTGCTCGGTAATCTCCATCGTGGTGGAGAAAGGACCGTCGATGCGATGGTAGGTCTTCTCGCCCGGTTCACGCGTAGCGATAAACCACGGGTATTTGTTGCGGGTGGCGACCAGCAGGAAGTTGTTCAAGCCAACGCCGTGGATGCACAGAGGTCCCTCATCAGTGTGGCGAGAACCAAGCTGAACGCTTTCTTCGAGACGCTCGATGGTCATGCCTTTGCCCCAATCAGCAAAAATCAGGGCAAGCATACCCTTTGCAGAACCCTCTTCAACAGCAACCAGCGAATTGATGGGGCCTTTGCTGTTGGAGATTGTGTTGTCCACAATCTCGCAGGCAGCACTGCTCATCGGTAGGTTCTGCTTGGAGAGGGCATTGAAATAGTTGTCGGTAACGCCGACATGAATCTTTGTGGTGGTATTTTTCTTCATAATAAAGCCCCGTTTCGTGGGGCAGACGCGCTACTCTTGAAATTATCTCCATAGCGTGCCCCATAGAACGGAGCGTATGTTATTTCTCTTTTTTCTCTGTCTTGCACTTAGCCTTAACATATCCGGTGACTGTATCTTTTAGCACACCTTTAATGTTAACTGCAGACAGAAAACTTTCTGTTAATGTTTTGACATGCGTATGTCTTCCGGCAAAGCGCTTTAGCAGAAAAGCAACAGCCACAAATACTGCGACAGCGCATATAGTGAATATCGCATATTTGCTAAGGCTGATTTGCTCGGTCAAAAACGCGAGCAGAACACTTTCTTTACTCAGCAACACCTAAAGAATACCGTGGATAGCTCCACCGATATCGGTGGCAATTTCTTTGGCTTTATCTTCATGGTTGCCAATAAAAGTGTCTACTCGCTAAATTATGGTTTCAAGAAATCTAATCATAAGGAAATCTCCCTTCATATTTTTTATATTTTTTGTGATATATTCTAATGCACTATCGCGGCGGTACGCGGCTGAGATGTGTATTTAATAAGTACCTTGTTGTGGGCACTAAGTTTCGCATTAACGCAGCGTGTACGTGCTGATTACAGCAGTTGATATCTATTCAAATCACCGTATCGTGGTGTTCAACGTGCGAACCTTATGCCGCAATTTTACCTTTGTCCAAAAAAGAAAAAAGGACAGGCACTCTGAGAGTGTCCGCCCTTTTGGATGGAATGTGAATGGCAAGGATAATTGGTATCTATTGTTCGTTCTCTATTGTATGCAGTTCGCAAGCGCCGTCAACAACTTTTTTGCAAAAAAAGAAAGCCACCCGCCAAAAGGCGAGCGGCTTAGCAAACCTGACAGTCCCTTCAATTTTGCTTCATACTGCAGCTAGAAGCAACCTTGGATAAGACCATCTGGCTTGGGTGCTTAAAGGGCAATCAAGCCCTAAAATATGTAATGGATACGCACGAAGCGCACCTCCTTTTGAAATAGTATCTATACAAATTGCTCTTACGCGGCGGAACGCGGCGGGAACATCTATGTTTAATGCACTATCGTGGCGACACACGGCTGAGATATGTATTTAATAAGTACCTTGTTGTGGGTACTAAGTTTCGCATTAACGCAGCGTGTACGTCTGCCGAGACAGAAAATCTATTCAAAACACCGTGTCGTGGTGTTAACGTGCCAAAGCAAAACTGCGCTTGCTGTCCTCATATGCCCAGTAAAGATTCAGAAAATCCGTCTTTTTGGGGCATTGGAGCTTTTCGGCAATTTCGTTGACCAGTACATGTCCTTCATCATGCGCAGAAAGATGGAATACAGCTTTTGCGCTTCTTCCGTTGACGCCAAACTCGGCAAAGTGTTGTGCCATAACGCGCTCCTGCACACGGCAAAGGGCGTCATCAATGGTAACAACATCTTTAGAGCGGGATGCAACATACCCACTGTTTACCCAGAGATATTCGTAGAAGTGTTCGAGGGTATTACCGCTCACATCATCTGCGGATACATTCAGGATGGGAATCTCGTTGTGGTCACCAACGTGGTCGAGGGTGACGCAAACATTGCGAGCACCATCAAGGTCAGTGGGTGATTCTTCAACGCGAAATTCGTCGAGGTTCACACGACAATGCTGGATATAAAGGTTCCTTTATAGTATTTTTTCGGAACGCATTTTAACGGATTGGATAAATAGGCAAATCAAGAAGATTACGAAGGTACACATAGTATTCCCATTCAAGCTCTTCGAGCTCCCACATCGCTTCCGTATTTCCTTCATGGATTTCATTCATGATATTCATAACTTCAGCCCTCCTTAAAGGCAATTCTAATGATTTGTTTACGGAACGCATTAACGCAGCGCGTACGTGCAAAACCTTGCAAGGGTGTGACGAGTAAGCTATCCCTCCTTCGGTGATAGGTATGCTGAAACGGATTTATATAAACGCAGAAATATCTGCGGAAAGCCTCAAAAAGAAAAAGGGCAGACACTCATACTGAGTGTCCGCCCTAATCAAAGAGAGGAATGTGAAACCTAGGAAAGTAAAAAGTGGTATCTATCGTTCGCTTTCTATTGTATGCCGTTCGCAATCCTCGTCAACACTTTTTCGCAAAAAGAAAAAGCCGGCTACCCGAAGGCAGACGGCTTATCGTCATATAGTCTTAAACTTGCGGCAGCAATTCGTCATGGCGCAGATGCGCACCAAGTCGATTTCGATTGCCAGCGCATTGATGGCTTCATACAAGGCATAAACAGCCATTGCGGGAACCGCAACGAACAGTATGATGGTGGATTTGATAATTTTCATTTGTCTGGACACTTCCTTTTCATGTGTTTAGGCGGCAACGGGATTTGCAGAGCATGCTAGAACAGAATGGATAATAAGTTCTGCAATTTCTTTTGCAAAGTTTGGACCATAAGGGTGAACGGCAGGAAATGCTATCTATGTAAAAAGACAACTGAGTTTTGCGTTCAATAGGATTGAGCTACTCTATTAAAGAGATTGCTTTACTTTGCCAGCAGAATCTGCAGACGAGTGTTGAACTCCTTCATGTCGGCGCTTTCCTCGGCTGCAGCGAGTACACGCGGATACATTATTGAACTTAGTAGCTGATGGCGCTTGCGCGATGACCTTTCAGTGTGCCGTTATTGAACTGAGTCATGCGGGCATGTTTCAGAACAAACCCGTCCTCAAACCGAACATCAACAGCATTTGTGCTGATGATACGAACGATGGTTGCTTTCGAGCCATCATTCATTGTTTTCGTCATGAGCCCGTTATATTCGAACCCAAGGTTGCCGGGGATGGATTTGTGGTGAGCACAGCAGGGACAAGTGTGGATGCCGTTATTGATGCAACGGACAAGAGAATCCACATGAGTGATGTATTCCTCACCGCAATCAGGGCATACAACGACGACCTTCTTGCAGCTATTGGCGCTTACTTCACGCGGGGAGAAAGCGTTTTTGTTGCTCCACATTTTTGCCACAGCAGGAGATGTGGTTGCCAAGTCATTGATTCCGGGAACAACTTTCATGCCACGGCATACAGGGCAAGTGAAGGTTCCGTTTTTGACGCTTTTGACCAAAGAGATGATACTGGTTGTGTACTCCGCATGATAGTCAGGGCACACAACAATCACCTTTTTGGAGCTGTCGCAGCGGACTTCGTCGGGGCAAATCGTGTTTTTGGGGCTCCACATAGCAGCAACTTTAGGGTACTTGGTAGCCAAATCGTTGACTCCAAGAACGAGCTTTTTGCTGTGATGTGTTTCTGTTTTGGATGCAACAGCAGCCTTATTGACTTTGACTTTTTTGAATCTGCAAGCAGGACAAGCGGTTTCGCCGCGCTGTGCAAATTTAACGAGGTTTGCTTTTGTGGTTGTATACTTGCAACCGCAATCAGGGCAAATGGCGATGACTTTTTCGTTCATGTTCGTGTTATTCATGATAGTTTAAGGGTGCTGCTCTTGATGTTATCTCCACAGCGGCGTGTCCGTTTTTGCAAAATAAAAAAGGCAGCCTCGAAAGAGGACTGTCCTTGCAAAAGCGGAATGTTAAAAATGAAAAGTGAAATGGTATCTTTGATACATTACCTATCATACGCAGTTCGCAAGTGCCGTCAACTACAACTTGCACGGAATGTTGCACGCGTGCAAGTTGCTAAGAAATGCTGTTATACGGCGTGTAAGTTTATTTCATAACGAACAAAACGAACGATATTGCGTATAAAATAAAAAGCCGCCCACCCCGTGAAGGGTGGACGGCAAGTAGGTCAGGATTTAATATACAAGGATGTTCCCTTGAACGGATTCAAGAGGTCAGGCTTATACTTGGTGCGGACATACTCTGCGATTTCAGCGTCCGGCATGGTGTTCAGAATATCAAGCCAGCATTCGGCATTGATTCCCATAAGACCACCCATGCCAAGTGCATTTTCACAGAGCTTAATGTCAGAGGCAAATGCGCTGTGAAATTCACAGGACTCCGCAGCCTTAACGATGCGGTCAAAGTCGTACATACCGAGACCTCCTCTCACAGGCACATTGCTTTAAGGTCATCCTCACTCAGAACTGGCACGCCCAGAGCGTTTGCCTTATCGAGCTTGGAACCGGCAGCTTCACCTGCAACGAGATAGCTCGTCTTCTTGGAGACACTTCCGGAGACTTTGCCGCCATGCGCTTCGATATAAGTTTTAGCTTCATCGCGACTCATGGAAGGCAGTGTACCGGTAATAACGAATGTCTTGCCAGCGAGCGGCGCAGACTCATCATTGGCACCTGCCGGAGCATGATAATCAAGATTGACACCGGCATCATGCAAGGTATTGACTTCCTGCTTAAACTCCGCGCTGGAAAGCATCGCATCGAGCGCAGCATAGATAGCGTCAGAAAAGCCGGGAATGTTGTACTCCTTGATGGTATCTACATTGAGCGTGGACAGTGTCAGAAGGTTGCCGTTCGTAGTCTTGCACTGAGTAAACAGCGCACGAGCAACATGACCGCCGATGAGGCGGTAGCCAAGACCCTTGAGGACGCGGTCGGCATTCTGCTCCTTAGACTTTTCGATGGCAGCAAGAACCTTCTTGGCAATCTTCGCGCCATACATGTCGGTCAGTTCACCTTCCTCCTCATAGAGCCTGTACAGGTCAACGGGATTCTCAATGAACCGGCTGTCAACCAAGTCCTGAATCATCTGAGGACCAAGTCCCTTGATGTCCATGCAGGGTTTCGAGGCAAAGTGAATGACACGATTCACGGTCTTTGCAGGGCAGGTGTCGTTCGTGCAGTACAGGTCCACAGACCCGTTCACGGAAGCGATAGGCTCGCCGCAGACAGGGCAAACCTGACTGGACATGTCATAAGGCACAGCATCTGCCGGACGCTTACCCAGCTCAACCATCGTGATTTTCGGAATGATGTCACCGGACTTATGCAGCACAATGGTATCACCGATGCGGATGTCCAGATTCTTGATGAATGCCGCATTGTTCAGCGTAGCACGCTCAACACGGGTTCCGGCAAGCTGTACCGGGTCAAACTCCGCTACCGGAGTGACGCGACCGGTGCGACCGGTTTGCAGCACGATGCGGCGAAGAACCGTAGCCTTCTCCTCTGCCGGATACTTGAACGCAATGGTCCATTTCGGGGTTTTTGTGCGCTCACCCATCCGCTTGCGGATATCAACTTCATCTACCTTGATGACAGCGCCATCAATGGGATAATCGATATCATACCGATGTTCTCCGATGTCGTGGATAGCAGCAAGAATACTCTTGGTATCATTGCAATGCGCGTAGTAGGTGGTCTTGAAATCACAGACATCGCGCAGATAGTTCAGCTGGTCGCAGTGAGAGTCGGCAAATTCAGAAGAATCTTCCCCATCATTCACACTCTGCACATTGAAGATGAATACTTTCAGGTTCCTTTCCTTTGCAACAGCCGGGTCCGACTGACGCAGAGTACCGGCGGCGCAGTTGCGGGGATTGGCAAACAGTTTTTTCCCAGCTGCTTCCTGCTTGGCGTTGGCTGCCTCAAAGTCATCTTCGCTCATATAGCACTCGCCGCGCAATTCGATTTTCCAAATACCTTCCGGCATCTGGATATTGACAGGGATGCCAAGAACCTTGACATTGTCGGTAACATCCTCACCGATATGTCCGTCACCGCGAGTGGATGCCTGTACGAGCCGCAGCTTTCCGTCAGAACCGACAGGCTTAGCATACACCAGAGAAAGGCTCAGGCCGTCAATTTTGCGTTCGATGGAGAAGGTGGCATTGGGATATTCTTTCATCACAGAAGCCGTGAAATCGCGCACCTCGTCGTCCGAGAAGACGTCCAGAAGCGAAAGCATCGGGACACGATGCTCGACCGGAATTCCGATAACGCGCTTGCCGCCGACAACCTGTGTAGGACTGTCAGGAGTGACGAAATCTGGATGACGAGCCTCGATGTCACGAATCTCGTGCATCACGGCATCATACTCCTCGTCCGTAACCTCCGGTGCATCCTGCTCATAGTAAGCGGCACTCCAAGCCTTTGCCTTGGCGCAGAGACTCGCGTAATGCGTCTTCTCATCATCGGCAGCCTTCTCACTGTCGGCCAAGTGGCAGATGCGGTCACGAATCTTGTCGCGGTTTTCACCCTGCGGCTTTTCATCGTTCATCCCCTTCTCATCGAGCAGAGAATCAAAAGCATTGAGGCACTTGTCGACATAGGTGCCGGGGTTATACGGGTTGTTCTGCAAGAAGCCGTTGATGGTATCCTCCAGAGTGTAGTATTCGGTGCCATAGATGGCGGCCGCATTATCGTTCTCAGCGCGGTCTGCCTCATCATCGTGGTCAGCACAAGGGATGACCTTGTCGATAGTGGAGAGGTAGTCCTCGAAGACATCGATAATAGAAGCAGCAAGTTCCATCGTTTTCATAAAGCAAATTCCTTTCTTTCTTTGAATGTTATTTTAACTTGTTTTTGCGATTTTTACAAGGTGAGTGTTAGCGGCAGTTTATTCGCACCCTTCAATCTCAAATTTTCAGTTCGAGCGCAACTTTTTCTTCTGCGCTCTTATCGTTCATTCCATCGACGAGAACGTAAACATCTGCGTTCTTTAGAACAAGTCCTTTTTCGTGCCAGTCAGTTTCTCGACGAATCCTCTCCGGCAAAAGACGAAGCGCCTGCTTTTTGAGGTTGTCTATTTTTTCTTCTGTTGGGTACATTTCTTGGCTGAAGGTAAAGTCTGCAGTTTGGTACGTTGTAGTCCATGCACGAACCTTTACCGTTACAGTGCTTTCCGAAACGTTGTAACCTGCAAACGGAATCAAAGACTCGCTCAGTTCCTCAATTCTTGCATTAAAGAGATTGGTTATACGAGCAAGTTCCTTGTGGTAGATTGCCTTTGCTTGTCGCACCTGTTCACGGTAGCACTTTACACAGTCTTCAACCGTGTAGAAGATGTTTACAGATTCGCCCGTGTATCCCCGATAGCCTGTATTATCCATTGGAGCAATCACCTTGGACATAACATGACCGTTCTTTACAGGTCGGAAATAAATAGGAGAATAATAAATTGTCTTATTCGTCTCCTTGGCATCTGTCACCACCACCGGAGTGGGTTCAATTCCACGAATTGGCTTTTTGGTTGGGTCTGCGTTTGCTCGATAGTCGCAAATCCAAACCATCTTTCCCGTAATGTTTTCCAGCCCTTCCGCGTAATCAAAATCCGCAAGAGATTTCGTCTGCTGAGGTCCTAATGCACGGTTATTTCGCCAAAGGGTTACATTGTTATCTTGTAGATATTCTTCGAGTTCCATAAATTGGGGCAAGGAGACCCGCGACTTCAGTCGTGGGAGGAATTGCCCATTCACTTCCTTTCTTTGAAAATAAAATATATTTTGTATGGTAACAAGACCATCGCAACTATGAAAGCACTGCTTTTTAAGTTACAGAAACAGTTTCTGTAATCGTCACCTTTTTTACAGAACATTTTGCAAATGTATCATGGAACTGATTGGTTGTGTAATTGCTATGTAGCAAAAACTCTTCTGCTTTTTCGGCTGTTTGAAAATGCTCCGCCGATTCGTGATATTTGCCAAAATAAGGGTATCCACCTGTCATCTGGTCGTAAGAGAAAAATTCTCCATTTTCGTTTGCAATGACATAGTACGTTTTTGTGGTGAACATGTGTATTTTTTATCCTTTCTTATTTGATTTTGTGATGTGTATAGGTGTTTCCATCATCACATTCAATCAATACCTGTTTTGGATTGTTTGGATTTATATATGCATCCAATACACACATAAGTTCTCCGGTTTCTTTGATTGTTACTTCATCGTCGTTATGAAGATTTTTTGCATTGTTAAATGTCATAGTCTTTGTTTCCTTTCTGTATTGTCTTGTCGATTGGGGCGATAATGGTAGAAAGAACCTTCTTTCCCTTCACCGGCTGAAAGTAGACCGACGAATAGTAGATGTTCTTTTTGCAGTTGTTCGCGTCCGCAATAATGACTTCCGTAGGTTTGATATCCTGAATTGGTTTCAGAACGCAAAAAGGCGGGCTCCCTAAAGCAGGAAGTCCGCCTTCAAGCGAAATTATGAAAAGTACGAAAGACAAAATGCCTTTGTAGGTTATTGTTATCTATCGTACATCTACAATTTTAGTCACTTCGCACAGATTCGCAAGAGGTTCACAGCACAGCGTCCAGAACTATTTCGGCAAAGATTGCGTAATGGTCCAGATAAGAAGTGAGTTCGCTGCGCCCTATATCCCGGTCACGCACTTGTTGTACAACGAGTTTGGCTACATCTGTGGGAAGATTATATTCTGCTGCAACAATGTCCGTAACATCATCGTAGAACTTTTCCCACAGTTTGTGGACTTTGTTTTCGCGGCGAGTGTACTGGCTGCGGATGATTCGATTTTTATTCGCAATCATCTTGTCGACATTCGGGTCATCTCCATACAGAGGAAGAATCGGGTTCTTCTTTTTGTAGGCATTGAGCTCCTGAATAAGATTGTCTGCCTCTTTATTGTAGGATGCTTCCAACTCTTTGATTTTGCTTTCAACTTCGTATAAATCCATAAATTTATCTCATTCCTTTATAAATTCGGTTGGCAAAGCTTTGGCTTTGTTGGTGTTTTTGTTTTGTATTTCGGCGGTTATTGAAGATTTTTCGTGGTTTTACTACTTTTAATTCACGCTACACAAACAATATGCCAGAATTCTTTGCAACAAATTTGCATTTTCCGGCGGCTATTGAGTTTGCGTTAGTATCTTTGTATGTTGTTGCTTCCCCATCTTTGGAACCCGCTATTCCTTGCATTACATGAACTTGCTTTCCGATAAGAAATACGCTTCCCGGATAGTTGCGGTTCATGTTTCTGTATGTTGGATGGTGCTCTTTTACTTTAAGCTTGCAAACATCATCTGGATGGTTTTGACGAAACTCTTCCAAGCTGTCAGTTGTCTGCTTAGTAGCTTTATGCCGATTTGTGGCAACCACATTGTCATTGAGCGTGTACACACGGCTCATGTTTTCGTTATTTAGTGCTCGTCTATCGTGGCGACGGAACTGTTTAAGTTCATACGGCACACGATTGTTGATGCCGCTATCGCAAACATCATTTGGTAAAACAGAACAAGCGATACAATAAGCATCGAGCCAATGGTCTTTGCTTACGCCGTGCGCTGAACGGTAATCGTAGGTGCTTTTACCATTGGTCGCAAAGAAATGTTTCGGAAAAAGAGAACTCAACTCTTTCGTCAGCGCCGGAATGATTTGATTCAACACACTCAAAGCGCCATATTTTTTATTGAGTCCGGTTTTCTTTTTGGCAAGCTTCTTTTGCCACGCGGTATCCTTATGCACAAGGTCGTGGTGCTTTGTGCATAAGCCAACAATGTTGCCAATGGTATCGCTGCCGTTTTCAGATTGCGGAACCACATGATGGTAATGGGCAATGGGTTTCTTGCAAAACAAGCAATGGTGTTCCTGCATTTCAGAGACGGCTTCTTCAAGGTTTGCTTTTTGATAGAGCGGACCTTGCTGATACTGCCATTTCTGAATATTAGGATTATCCAACTGCATAAACGCAAATTTGTTGATTTCGAGCACAGCATCGCTGATAGGAAGAAACTTCCGAATCTTCTTTACCAAGTTGATGTGTGTTTGCAGCAACTGATTTGCGGTAGGTGTGAGCCAGCCTTCCGGTCTTGTGCGATTGCTGAACTTTGCTTCTTTGTTTTTGATGCCGATGCAAAGTACATCTTTCTCACAACCCGGAAGATGGCGCTTGATAACACCAATTTCTTTTGCACGTTTGCTGACGCTGCCATTTTGAGCAGTATCATGCTTTACGCATTTCTTGGAAATAGTGCCATTAGCTTTTGCTCTCCGTTGACGGCGGCATCGTCTACCGTTGGTGCGTCTTGCGCGACGGGAATCTTTACGCTTTTTCATCAATTTCGGAATTTCCTTGTTACGGGTTTCCAGATGTGCAGTAAAGACAGCTGTGCCGTCTGCTTTGACAACAGCAACGCCGATATTGGTTCTACCGGGGTCAATGCCTAAATATAGAGGCTGCACTACATCGTTAGTTTTATACAACAGTTGAATGGTAAACGGTTTTGATGCTACGACTCGTGCTTTCTGCTCTTTAAGCAGATGGCGTACATGTCCACAGCGAGTCGTAGGCATCAAAGGCTTACCGTCTTTATTAAGCACATACACAGTGGACATATACGCCACCTCCTTTACGATAAGTCTCCCCTGCCGAAGCAGGAGGTTGTGTTTCCCTTGGCTAGATGACGCCTTCGCATGGTTGTAAGCTGGGAAAACCGTACAAGTGCAGCTCGTCATCTTGATGTACAAAAGTACATCCGCCTGTGATATTGAAGGAACTTAGTGGAATGGGGCCATTCCACTAAAATTCTTCAATATCCATTTCGGCGTACCATTTGCGGATGAGCTCATCCGGCAAGACCGCCGCTGCTTTGTCAAGTACATAGCGCAGAAGGTCAAGGTCAGTGACAGCATCAGGCGTATAGCCGAGGACACGGTTCATCTTTTGATAGTCTCTTGTTTTGATGATATGCTCTCTGACCTCATCCCATAAGGATACTTTGAGAGGCTTGCTGTAGATTCCCTGAATGCAATATACCGTGTGTCCATCGGCATCCTGCTTTTTGCCGGTAACTGCCTTTACGCCTTTGCAATATGTATGGAGAAGACGCATGGCATATTCTTTTGCTTCAAGGCAATTTGCGTATAGGGTTTGGCTGTTTTCATCGAAAGAGAAGTATTTGCTGTTGCCATCATCAGCAAGCTGCATAGAAAGGCTTCTGAAAGCGAAATAGTTGTCCTTCTTTTCGAGCTGCTCTTTGGTTGCTGCAGTAGGAATTTGGATGGCATCATCTTGCATCCACATGGGGGTTACATTGCTGTCGTTCAAGATAATGATATGACGGCTGTCATCGTTTTCATCTCGAATGGTGGTATTTACTTGTGCAATCCATTCTTCGGGTTCGGACCAAGTGTCACCGGCATATACCATCGTTGTAATGTCTGGATGCTCTTTATTGGGGAGCTCGGCATCTACCAAGTTGAAAACCCGGTCAAAGAGCCAGCCGGAAACATTGATGGCAGAGCATTGAGTCTCGAATAAAGGAACTTGTGCGTATACCGATGCGTATACCGTTTTTTCGTTCTTTTCATCAACAGCGAGCGCAAAGTGGTTGAAGTCATCGATGGATAAGCCTAGTTTTTCCGCGACTGTTTTGAGGTCGAATTCGCGAAAGCACTTATTGCCTCTGAATACGATTTTTGCTTGCATTTTTTATTACACTCCTTCTTGGTTTATATGCAAAAAGGCGAACTTCCCGGTTGGGAAGCCCGCCTCAAAGCAGAAATGTGAATGATAGCGCTACATAGGTGTATGGTATCTATCGTTCACATACTATGGTATTCAGTTCGCAACATTCGTCAACTTTTTCCGACGGCAACAATTGCTGCAATCGTGTCTCCGGAAACGAGAAATAGGACGAGAAGTGCCGCTGCACCGACTGCTGTTATTGTGAATGCAAGTCGAAAGAATTTCTGCTGGTCATCGTAATAGTAGATTGACGCTTTCTGATAGGCAAACGCCATTGCAACAATGACCACCAGAAACAGTACCACCACAACGACTAACATGGCTTTACTGGCCGTTCTGCACAGGAGGCTTAGGCTGGCTCATGCCGTTGCTATCCTGCGGCTGAACCGGAGCCTGCTGCGGGTATGTAGGCTGTTGCGGAGCTTGCTGGTAACTCTGCTGAGGGTACACCGGCTGCTGAGGCTGCTGATACTGAGACTGCGTATTGGGGTTTTGGTAGCTGACATTCTGGTTCGGCTGATAATCCTGCGGCGGCTGGGTGTAGACAGTCTGGGTGTTAGCTGCCGTAGCCTTGCGCTCATCGTACTTGTTCTTCAACTGGTCATAGGAATAACCATCTTGCGGTACGCCGAGATACTGATACTGACCAAAGCCCAGAATCATGTTGAAGATAGGATTGACCAGTACAAGACCGATGGTAAAGCCAACGCCTTGACCAAAAGAAACGGCCTTCTTGTACTGCGTGACAATTGTGATGACAAGGTTGGCGAGGATGAGTAGTTGACCGAGAAGCGGTACAAACGCCAGTGCTGCCAACACAATTGGGACAAGGAACAGCCAGCCGTTACCCCAGTAAATCTTAAACTCGATGTACTGTTTGTAGAACGGTACGATGGCCGCCCAGCCGGGTTGTCCGGCTTTTGTGAAGATTTTCCAATTGGCGATGATGGAGATGACGAAATACGCCACAACCAGCAGCCAAAAGGTGCCGAGAATGCCGAAAATGGCATTCAAAGCCGCAGTTTCTGAATACGACATGTGAATTCCTCCTTTGCATGTCTATGGAAAAATATATCTAAAGCCGGTCGGCTTTAGTCCTCTTGAGTGGAAGCAGCTTTGCGTTCTTCCAATTTTGCCTTTGCAATGGCTGCCAGGCGTTTGCCGCTCTCAACCATAATAGCGCGGCGCTCTTCCGACATTTTGACGGGAGCACGGAGCTTTACCCACTTCTTGGGCAATTCTGCTTCTACGCAATCCTCCATGTCGACGGTCAGCTTAACATCATCGGGATATTCGGTTGCCAAGTTGCGCAATTCCTGCATGCGCGACCGATTACGAGTATAGTAGGATGCTTTTTTCTCGGCATCACAAAAATTGATGACCGTCTCGCGCTCATATGCCGCATCAGAGCTGATAGGCGTTTCATTGATAGATTTCACGAGTGTCCTCCTCAATCGATAAGAATAGCTTTCATAGGAGCACCGTCCGGAACTAAGTTGCAGGCATATGGCCAGCGCGGCAGCATAACACGACCACGTACGGTTACAACAGTGAGCTCTCTTGCGGTAGGCTGTTCGAATTCGGACGGCTCTAAGGCGCTGCGGGTCAGCAGGATGGCATCGTCGTCAATATCTTCAAGCATTCGTTTCAACTCTTTGACTGTCATAACTGGGTCCTCCCTTCAGCACGGTATCCAGCGCTTGCAAAAACAATGCTGATTCCGTATTGTAGATGCCGCGCCCATTGATTGCAGTGATTTCATAGCGCTCGATAAGGAATAAGCTTTCTTCTCCAATGAATCCTTGCGGCCAAGGAACGGCATAGTACGCAAACGGGCTGTTGTTAGTTGCATATCCGATAATCATATATTTCTGCTCCGGCTGTTCACGAACAGAAAGAACAGTGCCAAGCGGCAAAGCATCTTTCAAAGACGGTTCCGAAGCGGCTTGTTGTGTACGAAGAATTTTCAAATAGGTACACCTCCCCTATCTAAAAGTGTACGCAACTCGCACAAATGTGCAACAAAAAAGCAGCCACCCTCGAAAGGGTGACCGCATAGTCAGGTGCTATTCTTGAGCTGCGGCAACTTTGAAGTCAAAGAGCTGCTTGTTGGTAGCGCAGGAAAGTGTGCTGATTTCCGAGCGGTTTTCGAAGATATCCGTTTCGGGAACCATTTTGCCATAGTTCCTGTCAACGAACACCACATGAGGAGTCGTATCGTTTTCTTTGCGAGGCGCAAGGCTGGCACCGGCATACCATTCTGTTTCGTCCTCACCCTGCTCATCATAGAGACAGATGAAAGGAGCGGGAACATCGGGAGTCGGGAGCGTCAGCGAAGCAACCTGCATCTCATCGCTTTTGGCAGCCACGCAGATGTCAATAGGCGGGTTTCCATTGCTGTAATTCCACTTGGGGTAAGACTGAGCTTTGATGGTGGCTTCCCCGTCGTTCACTTCGATACCAAGTGCAACAATGTCAAACGTGATACCGAGCTTCTCTTTCAACTCTTCGGGCGTGATAGTCATAATGTGACCATATTCATCTTTGATAAAAAGGTTCATGGTTTACATCTCCTTCTTTTTGCTAGTATACAGTCGAAGTGTTCGACTTTGAAGACTACAAACATGGTGGTCTCTCATTTTCGTTAGTAGATGTAATCGCCGTTTTGCAGCGATTTTTGGATGTCGCGGATTTCTTCTGTGCTCAGCTTCACATTCCCGATAGGTGTGCAGTCATTGCCAAGATAGTCGGAATCCGTTACGATGCAAGCATAGCCGAGTTCGTTGAGCCTATAGAGAAATGCGTTCTTGAGAGACGCATCCAGAGCGGTCTCAACGAGAGAAACGCCGGGAAGGCCCGTATAATGGTCTTTGACTATCTTCCACTCGAAAGTATCTGTGTCACAGTAGCCAGCTACATAGACATGCGGCGGAGCTTCCTGCTTCAGGTTATAGTCTTTCAAATGGTTGAGGTCTGTGGCCCGTTTCATGCTGAATGCCTCCGACAAGGCGTAATTGACTTTGCCGTTGACCATAATACAGACGATGCGTCCACCATCTTCATCAAGTCCTTCAAGCCCTACAATAAGAGAATCAGAGAGCTTGAAAGTGATGACTTTAGTATCCAGCAGCTTGCGGATAAAGATAATGGCGGTGATGATGTACTCGTCTTGGCGAACATACTCTTTGAACATCACTCGACATCCTTCCTCTCGGCAAGCGCACTGCGAACCTCATCGATAGCGTTGGCAATCGTTTCGTTTTCCATCTGGGTCATCCGTTCAAACAGGTTAGACCAGTCGATGGCATTGTAGACTTTGTGGATGAAAGCGTCGTAAGTTCCGGCAGTTTTCATAGCCTCGATTTCTTCATTGTGGCAGCCGGAATCTTCCAGCACGAACTGAATGTCATCGATGGGGTTAATCTTGATTGTTGTTTCGTCTTTGTTCATAAGGGATACTTCCTTTCTGTTTATACGCAAAAAGGCGAACTGCCCAAACTGGGAAGTCCGCCTAAAGCGTAATGTTAAGTGTGCGAAGGGCAGGATGCCTTTTCGATAACTGTTATCTATCGTACATTTCCCATTTTATGCGATTCGCACATTCATGCAACAAAAAAATGCCGCCACCCGAAAGGATGACGGCAGATAAGATTAGATTTCGGCGCAGAATGCTGCAAGACGCTGCCAAAGCAAGTAGTTGTCGTAGCTCATGCGAACCTTGTCAGGTACGCCGGAGACCAAATACCACTTGTGGGCAGTTGCCTTGATGTGAGAAATGCGTTGCTGCTCGCTGCGGGTAAACGTCTGGCTGTACAGCCTGCGACGACGACCACTGTTCCAGCGAGAGCCTTCCATCGTCTCACAAATCAGTGCGTAGCACAAATTGTTCTGCACTTCATCGTGCGTCATTTCGACCATGACATCCATCAGCGAGCACCTCTCTTTTCCCGTGCGGTATGGAGCATGTCAATGGCACGCTCCAAAGAGGCATCGTCGTCGGCCAGATAGCGGACCTGCTGGATAGAACCGAGCTTCGGGTATTCCGACAGGACGTAGGTGCCGACAGGCTGCGTCACCGTACCCTTGGCATAGTCGATAGCCATGTTGTTGGCAGGGACAGCCAGACGGCGGATGCGGTCGCATTCCTTTGCATAATTCAGCGGGCAGGCAGTTCCGATGGGGGTTTTGCCATCAATACCCGTGACAGTCACGAGGTATGCCTTGATGGTTTTTGACTCGGAAGTCTCCTGCTCGTTGTAGTATTTGTAAGCCATGTACGCCGGGGTGTTTCTCTTGATTACCTCGGATTCACGACCCATGTAGGTGCCGCATTCGCGGGCAAACCAGAGAAATGTCTGAGGCTTGCCGGTCTTTGCAACTTCCTTTGCTGCCTGTTTGATACGCGCTTCATCGATTTTGTAATCTCGTGCGTAGTGCTTGACGGTATCCTTTACGACTGCCTTGAGACAATCGCAAATCGCGACATTGTTATTTTCGTTTTTCATTGGGACTCCTCCCTATTACTCCGCCATGACCTTAGAAACATTCATGTCATAGCGGTGGTATTTGTTGATGTAATCGAAAATGGTGTTGACTTGCGCTTTGGTTGCAGTGCGAGTCTCATCCATATCGAGGAATGTATTGCCCATCGAAGGATTCCGAATCGCAATCCAGCCGCGCTTGTACAGGTAGTCGAGACCCTTGCCGCTCCAGTCATACGCCATATCGAGAACTTCATGGTCAGAAAGACCGAACGCTTCACGATTGCGCATGATGATTCGACCGGCAAGCGCCGCGTGTTCACCAAACTCACAAGCATACCAAGTGCCATCAGGAGCAATTAGCCCGTATTCGGTCAGGCTATGCTTGATGGGCATATCATTGATATAACGGCTGTAAAGATGCTGACGGCGCTCAACAGAAGACCCCTTCATATTCTCATCAATCCAGTTCGAGAGTTTTGCCCAAAAACCGGTCTTATAGAAATCAGGAGCAGACTCTTGTTCGGATAGCGGTTCGCCGTTGAATTCTGCCACAAGGTCAGGACGGTTGAGCAGCCACGCACCATTGTTAAAGGCATCGGTGTAACCCGCATCGCCAATAACATAGTCCTTGATGCTGTCATAGCTATAATCGATATAATGACGCTCTACATCCTTACAAAGCGTATCATAATCGAATGACATAGCGAAACGGTCGATGTACTTGAGTGGATGCACAATCATATCCTCACGAATCTGACTGACCAGCATCTTGCGCTGAAGTTCTTCGACCTTTTGACCCAAAGGGCGCACCTTTGTGTTGTCATCGACAAGCTCGAACTCATTGATACCAACGAGCTTCTTACGCCCTTCAATGATGTCTTGACAGACACGGCGCTTTTCTTCTTTGTCGCCGCCTTCCATGCAGGAGAATAACAATTCTTCACACTTTTTATACGGCTTGTTCATGTTCCAGAACCAGTCGCGGGCAACATTGGTGAGAAACTCACCGTCAATGGAAAAATTAAGCCGTTCACTCATTTAGATTTCTCCTTGTTTATGCTTTTTCACCAAAAACGGTAGAAAGACCGTCCAAAATGAATCTGCACTGTTCTGTCATGGTTTTGCCGGTTTCGTCTGTGCCATTCAGGTCATGATTCGAGGAGTAGAACGTTAGCCTTTCTTCCAGCTCACGAACAACGGCGCTGCGATATTCGCTATCGAACAGATGTTCGGCAATATCCTTCGTGCTTTCCACGCCTTCGTTATCGTGCCACTCATAGGGGTCGTCCATCAGACGAAAGCGGTCCAATGTATCTGCAATAGCAGAAATACTGATATCTTTCATTATGGTTACCTCGTTTTTTTGATTTTTAGCTGTTGTCTCGATAGAATCGGTCACACTCTTCTTCAGTCAGAACTACGCCAAAATATGCGACGCGCTTGACAGTGGTTTCCCACACGCGTAGGGTGCGTGGCATAGGCTGAACGACCCACGAATGAGAGCGCCAAAGCCCATCTTCGGAGAGAGCATAGCCCGTTGCAATGAAGCAGCGACCTCTGTTGGCATCCCACAGATTAGCGGAATTGCAATGGCACTGACACGGTTCTCCTTTTCGCAAATAGCTGCTGCCATAGAAGAACTGACCACGGTCGAGAATTTTTTGCGCGTCCTCGTCATAAGTGGTCATGCAGACTTCGTCTCCTCCGAAGGTAAGAATATGGTCATGCAGTTTTTTCATTGTCTCTAAGACTTCTTTGGAAAAGCCAGATGTGCCGTGATAGACTTGATTTTCGCCGAGCCAAGCCTTCCAGTCTTCGCTCATGGGATTCCATTTGACAGGTGCAGGCATCTGGTTTGCGGTGAAAATGGGGTGCTTAGAACTGTTCCAGCCTTTCATGCGGCATCCTCCTCTTCTTTCAAGAGCTTATCGATTTTGCTTTTCATGGTTTTGCGCTGCTTGCCTTGCGGCTTATAGCGGCTCATTCCTTTTGAGTCCAAAAGGGTATCGAAGGCAGCCATAAAGCGTTTCGGATAAACCTGCGTCAGAAGCGGATATAATGTGAACCACATCTCGATTCCGTCAACGAGATTCCAGTATTCCGTCCCGTAAAGAGCAGCATCGCTGTTTTCCTCTTCACGTTCCTTCTGTTCACTGAAATCATCACACGGAATCATAACGCCAAGACCGGAGAGGTAGCTGTCAAAGACCTCAACAACCTCCCAAGACATCTTGTGGAGCATTTCCGCGTCCATGTCTTTGAAGTTCTTATACACGACGCTTGACCTCCTTGTGCTTAGAAGGTTTGACCATCTTGAGCAGAATGCCGCAGCATTTGTTCAGTGCGTAAATACTCAGGAAGAGCGTCACAACATTGGTGACATTGAAATCCTGCGCCAAAGCACTGATGCTCATAAGGATAGTCAGAACGAAAAATGTGGTGAGGAGCTTAACAATGGTATTGATTATCTTATTCATGGTATTTTTCCTTCTGCTCCTTAGTGGAGCATATCAATGATTTTTTGTACGAGAGCATCGTCCGTCACAAACTGGTTGCGTCCCATGACGCCAAGACCAATGGAGGAGCAATCCTTCATATCGGCAGCATAGCGAACCAAGTTTTTGTCGGACAGAGGCTGATAAATGGCTTTTTCGGTATTGACATAGACGCACTTTCCATTCAAGAGGTTTGCAATATGACCAGAACACCCCACTTTCTTGCCATTGATGGCAATGTTGTGAAGGTCGTGAGTCAGCATCATGTCATCACTGTCTGCTTCAATAGCGGCGAGCTGATTGAGCAGTTTGCGGGACAAATAGGTACTCTTTGCCATTGTGTGATACATCCTTTCTTTATTAGAAGTATTTGTACGCTGCGTTCAGTCGCTCTCGATAGAGGTCGAGTGTCGTCAGGTTGGCGCAGTACACTTTAGAAGCAGAAATCGGTACATTGACTCCTGCTTCCATGTGGGAAAAGAACATTGTCAAACTATCTTCTACACTGTTGCTGCAAACAAGCGTTTCATATACCGGATACGAATATCTGGCATTCATGCTGTATTTGCTCTGAAGCTCATACACCAGAAACGCAACTTGTCCTTCTGCAGAAGTGGCATCAAGCCCTGCTGTATAGCACCAGTTGAAGAGGTCTGATTTGCGGCTGTAGGTCCACTGCAGGAGCCCATATCCGCCGTCATTTGGATTTTCTGCCGTAGTGCGAAGACCGCTCTCCATTGACATGCAACCCATTACCGCAGCAGTACCGGCTTTAGAGAGACCTGCATTGCGTAATGCGGTATAGATGGAAAGCTCATTTTCGGAGAGATTCTGCGGTACGGCATCTTCTGATTCTTCTGTGACAACCGATTCGTTCTCGACAGCCGTTTCCGCTGTCTCAACTTGTGCATCAGGCTCTTCTGCTTCGGCAGCAGGAAGAAACGGTGCATTGTGAGACGGAGCGTTCGGCTCACGGAGCTCGGTTTCCAAAGGCGTGATGTACTCGATTTCTTCCACAGACTCGGTCGGCTCAATCGGTGCTGCGTAAGTAGGAACCGAGAAAAACCAGACGATACAGCCTATGATGGTGAGAACACTGAGGACAAACGCGGTGTAGGCGATGAAAATCTTCTTCTTGTTTTCCATTGGTGTGATACTCCTGTCTTGACAAAAATTCCCGTCCGACAATGCCGGACGGGTTGTGACGGCTGATTTTGTTCGAAAAGGCTTTACGCTTCGCGTACCACGATGCCGGTATAGCCACTGTTGGCAAGATACCGATGCGCCGCCTCATAGGCGTCGCCGAGCGTCGGGGCATCCACATATCCGATGAAATCAGAGCAGATGGTCATGCCGGAAAAACCTGGGTTACCGGCATAAATCGCAAAACGAGTGTTTTTCGGAGCAAAATGCTTGGAAATAGACATAGCAGACCTCCTTATCAGTCGCTGTTGAAATGGGTGGATGACGGATTTCTGCAAACAAAAAAGGCAGGCCCACCATAACGGTGAGTCTGCCTTTAATAAATGCAGAATTGTGAAAAGCTGTACGTCCGAAACGCTTCGGAAAAGTAGAATGTTATCTATCGTACAACTCCCATTCTACGCAACTCGCAAGAAAGTGCAATATTAAATTCTCAGATATCGTACCACCACGGAACAGGACGCTCTGCTTTCTGTTGCTCGACCTTTTGCCACGGAGCGTTAAATTTGCCATAGACTGTCTCGTCCAGTCGTTGTTCACATTCAGAACAAAGACCACCTACCGGCATATCCCATAAAGGAGTTGTGATGAGCTTTCCACAACAATCACAACGTACTCCTTCTTCCACTTCTACGACTTCTCGCATAAAGTTTACAGTCTCAGCATCACCCGTAAAAATCAGAGGAGGAGTCTCCAAATCCTTATCCGAGTGAGCAATTCGTGGCAGTATATAGGGGGTGTTGAAGTTCCAAGGAATATCTGCTTTATAGAACGCTCTGAAAAGTGTATTCTTGCTGTGAGGCAAGGACATGAGGTTAGAATAGCTTTTGCCCTCCGTCAAGTCTACTTCAGCCATCGGTTAGATGTCCCCTTTCAACGCCTTGAATGCTGTGCGGACGCGTGCAAAGAAACCCTTCTTCGGAGCAGGTTTTTTCTCGCGTTGACGATAAAGCCCGTTCATGGAGTCGTCAAGATTGCTGAGCTGGTCGCTCAGTTCCTGCAGACTTTCCGGCGTGGAGAACTTCTTGATAATATCCCGGTTGGCTTTTTCCTGCACTGTTGCGACCATCTTATCGAGCGTCAGGTCACAATATTCATCAACCCAATCGCCGATAAAGTAGAAGCGCTCCACAATCGTGCGGGTCGCAGCATCCTGAAATGTGCCAAAGAGAATCGGGTCTTTCTCGCGCTTGACAGCTTCTATGCGGCGTTCTTCCCTGTGCGTGTAGTCTGTAAAGACAACATACATCTTGTCGAAGATGCCTTTGCATTTTTCAATGCGGGTAATGATTTCCGGCGGAATACGACGCTGGTAGTTTTCGAGCTCCACAATTTTGACGACTTTATTATCGACCATGTGAATGAAGTCATCGATATCGCTTTTGTAAACAAATGTATCGATACCGACATCGAGAAGCTTTTTCTCACGGGTAATGTTATCAATATGGAACAGGAGCTTTTTCTGAGCTGCTATCTGTCCGGACCGCTGGTATTCGTCCAGCAGGGTCAAGCAGTTCTCATAGAGCTTAGACAGTCCTGCTTCCGTCATGACCTGTTTACGGCTTTTGACTTCGGCAAAATATTCTGCCGGTGATACAGTAGTGTTGTTATTCATGACACACCTCCAAAAAATGTGTGTTAATTCTGCTCCAACCAAATCTTGGTCATCTGCAGAAGTTTATCCTGAAATTCGGGATTGAGGTAAGTAGGTACATTTGACCAGACAGAATTATGGATAATCGGGTATCGCCAGCTTTCATTATTGCGGATAATACGTCGATTTTCAATGTCAGCGTTGACCAACCAGCGTTTTTTCGTTGAGATTGGCTCCCTGTATTCTGTCAGCCAGCATTCACCCGTAAAATTTGCATCCCAAACATATTTGGAAACTTTCTTTTCATCAAAAAATGCCGAGTTGTTATTCTCGGCACAATAGGTTCTCACGATGAAAGGAAATTGATATTGTTTGTCCCAGATTTGCTTTGTATGAGAAGTTCTCAATTCTTCGAGCAAAAATGGGAAAGTGATGCCGGTTACGGTGATGCCGGTTAAGCATTCATCAAGAGACCGGCTGACGCAGATGCGCGGGATGCTTTGGTCCTCTTCTTTCATTGCATTTGCCGGAATTTTTGGTATCACTTTGGAAGGAACAGCCCCGATATCCGCCATCAAATGGTAAAGGCCCATAAAGTCACCTTACTTTTTGCGAAATGGGTCGAGGGCTCCGGGACGGTAGTTGCTCTGAACATATGCTTTGATGTCCCCTTCTTCGAGCTGGTCGAGCAGATTCATCCAGCACTGTGCTTCGATTCGCATAGGACCGTCCATGTGCAGGGCTTTATCGCATTGACGAAGGTCGTACTGAAAGTCGTTTTTGTATCGGCAATCTTCTGCCGCCTTGGCGTACTTTGTGAATGTAGCAGTCAATTTTTTCATCTCCTTGAAATCTGGAATAAAACAAAAAAGAGCAGACCCTCAAAATGAGAGTCTGCTCACAGTTGCATAACAGATTGTAAATCGTCTGTAGGGGGGTAACGATATGTTATCTATTATACATTATTTAGTTTACCCAGTTCGCACGGAGATGCAAGTCTTATTTACGAATGGCGATAAGTGAACAAGTGGCCAAGAAAAGCAATTCCGGCAAATGCAATTACAATTGCACCAAAAGCAATGATTGTTCCAAGGACGGTCTCGACAACTTCGATAACTTTTTCGGCGACAATAGGCCAAATGGTAAAATAAAATGCGATAGCTAAAAGTGCGAGGACGATAAGAACGATTAGAACATTTTTTGCTTTTTCTTGTAATTTGCGCTCTTCTGCCAATTTTTGTCTTGTCATACGTGTTCTATGTTTGGTTGAAGTCGTTTTCATAAAATCACTTCCTATTTGAAGAAATTGTATTTTTATTTTTCATTGTCATTATACCACAAATTTCAACAAAAAGAAAGGATGAAACGCAAAAAGACAAGAAATGTTCATAATTTGTTGCTGGCTACGCGGCAATGAGCCTCATTTAGCTACGCTTCCCTGCCACAGGAAGCAGCTACGCTTCATTTGCCATCGGTGATAGATTCCAAGCAAACCTTTGCGGTAAGGACAAGCTGTTTGCTTGCGTTAAAGCGCAAGTACCTTTCGTCCAAGTCCATGAGCCCAAAACGAACGCGGTCAAGTGCATCGGCATCTTTCATGATTTTGTAGAGCGTCAATACGTTTTCCTTGTTTTCAATTGTTATATTGCTCTCAAGATTTTTTAATGCCTTCTTATCATCGATGCAATGATATTGAATGAGAAACTCCACGGTAGGGTCTGTGTGATTCAGCTTGTAGATTTTTACGCTATCTTCGCCATGCTTTGGGTCTTCACTGTCATTTTTTCTGCCAATGTCGTGATAGGTGATAGCTTCCAACAACTGATGCATTGCGTCATCGTCCAGTTCGATACATTCTTCTTGAACAATGAAGATTGCCAATAGGAGGACACGAATCGTATGAAGAGCATCGTGCTCACTGGATGTAGGTAAGCAGTAGAGCGCGTTTACCTTACTTCGCCACTGATAATACAGGTCAAGGTCTTCCTCTGTAATAGATGGTACGACATCTTGAGGAGAAAACTGCTCTTCAATAGAAATGTCATATACTTTCTCTGGAAACACGAGAACCTCTTTTTCATTGGAGCGGTTTGGAGTGTATAAGATGTCATCTTTCTTTACTTTTCCGGTAATCACTCTGGCGAAGCCGTTAGAATACCGGCAAGCAAAGAAATAGGCAATGCGTGGGTTGGTTGTCCAAGAGAAGGATGCTGTATAGGGAGTGCTGGCTTCTGCTTCTCCACGGTAAATTGTCACTTCGTCAGGCAGCTTTCGGAGAATTTTACTGCGTTTCGTCTTAGCAGTATCATCCATACCGGAGATAACCTTTTTCATCTCTTCGTTGGTAAAACGACCACAGCCAAAGTCAGTCACCTCATAGACTGAGAAGAAAACATTGAACATTTCAGCGGATGGTTCGTTCCGACGAACATATTCTTGTAGTGCATCAATGGCAAGATAGCCACCGAGATTGTGGAAGTATGTAGCAAGAGCTCTATCGTGCAAATTGGAGAATGTTACAACGCGTTTTCGAATGGATTCACAGAATTCTTCGTTTGTTTCGTTCGGAATGGGAGATAGGCGCTGCTTACCAAAAATTTGCAGAGGGAAAATAAGAGGGTAAGACGTATTATTATAGTCTACATAGTAAACAGAAGAATACATAGACTTGGCATAAAAGATTTTGTTTGCGGGAAGAGAATACTCTTTTTCCCATTCGGATTGGGTATATCCTACATCGTATCCTTGCTCGGTCAGTTTTTTGATGTCTTCTTGCGTTTGTATGCTTGTAAGACAAACAAAGTCGAATAGTTTTATCGTATTTGATTCACGGATGATGTCATTAACAGTCATAGTACACCTCACAATGCTATTATACTTTACATTGTAATTTATGGCAATATCTCAAAAAAATATGGGCAGTTTCCTGCCCATGAGATGCTTTATATGCTGATACGAACATATTGCCAAGACTGCGGTGGGCGCTTCAACCCAAAATCAGAGAGCTTCTTATCGAGAGACTGAGTGCTTGCTACATGCCAGCCGTAAAGAGCGCCGACATTTTTTCCGTAATCGAACAACTCCTTGAACGTCAGACAGCTTTCGTTTACGAATTTTTCTGTTTCTTTTGGCAGCTCCGTGTCGTCAAACACCGCAAGGCTCTGCAGGCAGTTAAGACTGTCGATATCGTCGCAGATAAATGCTGCTGCGACTTTTCCTGCTCCGCCATTGCTTTTCGTCTCATAGCAAAAGACAACAAACGGGTGGCTGATTTCCCACGGCATAGATTTGCGGACTTCCATGACCTTTTCGCCCGCCATGATTTTACTGAGCCATTCTTTCTTGATGCTCAAAAGAACTGCTTTTCCATTGTTAATTTTGAGTGCGTTTTCCAGCGTGGTCAATGAAAGTACCCCCCTCATGTTAGTGTTTATCTGTGTTTGCTTCTGCCATGAATTTTGCGGCGAATGCCTCATATTGTACACGGCTAATACCGGTGGCCTCAGAGAACTCAATGAACTCATGCTCAAAGTTCTTACTGAGGAGGACAACAACGAGGTTGTTGAGTTCTTCGCGAAATTCGTCTGCCGTGCCATTAAAATTGATATTCGGTCTTTTATCCTCGTCGATAAAAGAATCGATAGCTTCGTTTACAGCATCCTCAAAGAACTCCGTGAGGTCAGTCGCAGTTTCTTTCATATCTGCTTCTTCAAAATCGGTACAGTCATCATTGAGGCTGGTTAATGCCTGCATGACATTGTAGCGGAAGAGAATGACTGACGCTACATCATCGGGTTTGAATCCCTCGATGACCTTGCGCAGTTGTACCTGCTTGTTGTTGATGACTTTGTAGTTTGCCTTCATGTGGTTCTCCTTTGTTCTGCAGGCATCCAGACTTCATTCAATGGTACTGCCTCTCAATGCCAATATAGCTTGATGGTTCCGTCAACAAAGTGAATTTGGCTGTACTCTTCCCCGTCGAGGATGATATAGCGGTCATCGCCGTGCTTGCGAGCGCCAGTACAGTACACCATCTTATCGTTGATAGCCGGGATGGACGGTGCTTCTGCCAGAACGAGTTGACCCTGCATAGCGCAGATGTCAAGAAACGAAATGATATGTTCATCCATTTCAGAAAAGCACCTCCAATTATTTTTTAGAGCGCCGTGATTTGCCACTCACCTTCGGCTCTGGGCAGCGGCTCGTCTGTGACTTTCAGAACAGAGCCGTCTCTCTTTTCAGTGGCAAAACGGATTGTTTTAAGGACTTCATAAGACAGTTTGCTGTTATAGGTAAGTTCGGAATTGGAAATGCCGAAGTTCCCATTCCAGCCCACCCTCATCTTTTTTAGCTGAGGAATCAGAAGGTCACGAGCTTCAATGACACCTACCCCACTCCAGCGGGCATCGTGATATGCCTGTAAGTGATGCTTATCATCGCCGGATATATCAAGTGTCTCATAGATAATGCCAAATTGCCCCATTAGAATACGGGAGTAAGCATCAAGAGCATTGGCTACAGCATTCCAGCAAGGAGCATCCATGGGGCCA